AATACTTTTAAAGATAACTCAATCATGTCTAATGATAATAGATTTATTCCTGTAGTAAACACACACAAAACAGAACAAAAATCATCTATGAATTTTGTTGTAAACGGTGTGCAAGTAAATGTTTCTACAGGTGCTAAAAACGTTAATATTACTAAAGATAGTATAGAAATTAACTTTTAAAGTATATATCATTTTTAACCAACAAAAAGGGGTCTATTTAGATCCCTTTTTTTATTTTAATATTATGAACTGGATAAAAAAACTTTTTACTTCTGAAACAAAGAAAACTTTGGAGAAAGAAATAGAAATATTGAAAGTAAAACTAGAAGAACGCCAGGAAGCAATCAACAAGACTAATGCTTACTGGAAGAAAAAGATGAATGAAGTTCAAAGAAAATCTGCTTCTAAATAATTATAGCTCTATTATACGGAGTATCTCCATTGTATGTATTGAATAACAACTTGTAGACCTTATTTTTATAATAATAAGATCCACAACCTATGTTATATCAACTTCCTAATGGGAAGGTAATAGAAATCAGTACTGAGCAGTATTTGGAGATGTCTGATGAAGAACTAGAGTATCTTATTGCATACAATTACGGAGACGTAATGGAAGATCCATGGTTTGGATCTGTACTGCATAAAAGAGAAAAGGTCACTGTAGAAGTTCCAGAACAAGTAAACGATCTGATTGATATACCTGAAGAAGAAAAGCTATCACACTTAGATATTGATTACGAACCAGAAGAAGAATAGAATTCCTGGTTTATAAACTTATGCCCTGGCTACATCAGCCGGGGTTTTTTATTTACTCAAAAATCAAAACACATGTCAAACAAAGTAAAAGTCACTGCAGATCAACATGGAAACATTATTGGCATTTACCCTAATGCACCAGAGAAAGGCTATGTTCGTGTTGAACAAGAGATTACAGTGATTAACCACAAAGGCTGGTTAAAACATGCAAAACGTTCAGCATTTATTAAAGGTTTAGTATCAGATCTTCAAAAGTCTGGGTTTAAAACAGGTTCAGAAATTCCTGGTAAAATCATTATTATGGAGTCATTAAACCCTTTTAATGAAGAAAACCCAGATCGTGATCTTAAAGTAGCAGGAGATACTGGTATTGTATGCAGACTGGATGATCAACCTATTTACAGACAAGCATTCTTTACACCAGATGTAAACGCTTGTGATCAGCTGATAGCTCATAATAACATGGATGAAATTCGTGAAGTTATGCAAGCAACAATGGCACTCAATGCTTTGCGTACAGAAAAGCCAGTAGAAGCAGACCTGAACTAAATCTTAATATAGAGTTTAATTATAACCCGGCTTGGTTACTATAAAGTAACTAAGCTGGGTTTTTTTGTAGACTTATTTGGAGAACTCAACTAAGTTCTCTACTTTTAACCTTCTAAACTGTAGAACATGCGTATAAACCCACACAAAACGGTATGTGCTGGCACTAAAGGGATAATTATCTCTTTCAGAGACGCCAACAAACATAGGTTTCTAGCCTATGAAAATGTACAAGTTGAAGAGATCCAAACTAAAGGACACGTTAAATACCAATCCTTAGAACAACCTGCATTCAACAAACTGCAACAGAAACTTTATGCTGAAGCAGTGTATGGTCTTGGTTATTATTCCCACGAAGCTGTACAGCAGATGTCAAAATCTAAAAAGCTTCGTGTACTGGCTAAATATGCCAAGGCTCAAAGAATTCTTAACCGTTGGAAACAAGAAATAGTATATGAAAAGGTAGATAGATTTTTTATGGATCTATTTCCTAAATCAAGTATTACTAAAGCCCTTGTAGAGACAAATGGTTATGACAGAGAAATTCGTGAATCTCATACATTTAAAGAACTAGGTCTTTCACCTCAAGATGTAGCTTCTAAACTTGTTGAAACAAATCTTCTCCCTAAAGATTTTTTTGAATTAGCCGTATGATACAATCAAAACTTAAACCCTGTGCGGGTTGTAAAGAACTCAAACATATCTGGAAGTCTCACGGTAAAGAAAAATACTGTAAAGACTGCTGGTATAAACTTGAGCAACCAAAGAAAATCTCTCCTATCTCTAATAAGATGAGAGTCACTTTGGATGAATACGGCAAAAAAAGAGCTGCTTTCCTAATAGTACATTCTATATGCCAAGCTAAACTGGTAGGATGTACTGGAGAAGCAACAGACGTGCATCACAAAGCAGGCCGAGGTGAGAATCATCTCAAGATTTCCACCTGGCTTGCTGTATGCAGGTCCTGCCACAACTGGATTGAAGTTAATCCAACCGAAGCTAAAGAACTCGGATTTTCTGAAAACAGATTAAAAACCACAGAATGAAAAAACTCACCCTGCTGTTAATTATTATAGCAGCTGCTTTTACAGGATACGCACAAGAAACTACACATCATTATACAGCTTATCGTACTGAACTGTATCGTAAGTATAAGTGGGAACAAGAATATGTTAAGGTTTACGCCAGACACGAGCAAGATATTCCTATCTCTCTGACAGGAAACACGCTTTTAATTAATGCTGATAAATCATCTGCATTTTTAATATATGGTGATTCTAAACAAATGCTTGACAATGATAAACTAGAAATAGTTTCTTATGATGCTTATGAAATTACTGACAATCGTTTCTGTAAAGTAGAATTTGTTCTAATAAAAAGCACAAGTGATCTCATTCTAGGTATAACTTATCTTGATCAAAAGACTAAAATAGGTCTTCATTACTTTATTCGTAAAAATAACTAATATGATAGCAGTCTATCTAATCATAGGACTTCTTTATTGGTGTCTTAACTCTTTTGTACGTAAACTAGAAACAGATGGTGACTGGTTACTACCACTTGTGTGGTTTTTAGCCTGGCCATTAGCAGCTATAGGTTGGTTTCTTATTTTGATTGACAGAGTGTTTAACTACATTCTTACAAAAGCTTCAAAAAATCAGTTATGAGTCATCCATATCACCACGCTATATCCTCTGTAAAAACATACGGAGGCAAATGGGAAGACTATATAGAAATCCACAACTGGTTCGATGAGACAAAAGCTCATTATCCAGACATGAGACACCGGGCACTCCGACACCACGCAGAAGGTATCTTCTGGTGTGAGCAAATCTTTGGTATTGTAATCACTAATTCTGACGGTAAAAATATACCAGTCAGGTTTATTGGTGAACAGCATATCAAAGAAGATATCGGGTTTATCCCGACTATTAAACAATACCTGGATAATATGTCCACCGAAGGTTGGATGTATAAACCAGGAGAAGGTAGAAAACTGCTACAAGAAATAGCAGAAAACAAATTGGATTACGTAACAGAAAAAACTAAACAAGATGGCACAGAAGTTACACACAGAATTAAGCTTGATTGAATGGTGTGACCAGCAGGTCAAAGAAGGTAAAGAATTATCCATGGGTTGGGAAGGTGGAGGTGACTCCGGCTGGTGTTATTTTCAAATAGATGGTAAACAGATTCCAGAAAGCAAAGAAAATGAGCATATACAAGTATTACTTAATGCTATGTATGACCAGCTAGATTATGGATCATGGGCTGGTGAGTTCAGTGCAAGTGGTACAGCAGTTTATAATCCCACTGAAAAAGCCTTTGTTGGTACAGACTACTACTCAGAAGATGACACGGAATCATATCCGTGCAATATTCAAGTAAGAGTTCCTAAAAAACTCTGGTTTGACCGCATGGAGATAGCTATGGAAGGTGATGACAGTAATGGTTCAAATGCTGCATTCACCATGCGTAACGGTTTTCTTACAGAAGAACACAATGAGTTTATAACAAACTTTTTACAAGAATTTGACAAGAAAGTAGAAGAAGTAGTAGATCAATTCTGTAAGGAACCAGAAGGAGGTGAATATAGATCTATCTGGCAAAACTGGGATCTTCAAAGAAGTGAGTTTAAAGAAGAGGGTGATCACTTAGTATATGAAATTGATATGCTAGACATTGGCATCTGCAATACAGATGAGAAGGATATCTATTTACAACTAGAACATGTAAACACAGAAAGCTATGATGAAGAATAAGTTTGAAGAATATGAGTATACTATCAATAACCGTCCAGGGTTTGGTCTAACAGATGCCTTGAGACTGTGGAAGACCAAGTACTCAGATATAAGAGACTTTGACAAAGAAGTAATAACACACGAAGGAATGTATCCCTTCCGTGACTTTGTACATGAAATGTGGGAAAACATTGAACCAGTGACCGTACAAGAAGCTCTGGCTGTACAAAATACAGAAGAAAGACGTACATACTTTGACTGCATTGGTGTAGAGAAACTCTTTAAAGAATTACAGCCTACCCTGAGAGACAAGCAGGTCATCAAGAAAAAACGTACCCGCTGGGATGATAACAACGACCAGTACCAGTATGAATTTGAAGACGTGTATGAACTATATGAACTGGATGGTACCAAACTTTATGAAACAGACCGCTGGGGAAGAGCTCCTCAACCTGTATTTGCAGTAAGATGTTGGTGTACAACGACTAACCGTGAGTACTGGATCTATGTCAATGAAGAAGCAGCTACAGGACGCAGACAATTTTTCTGGCCAGATCAGAATAAACCTATGGTATATGATGCTATCCGTGCCATTGCTTGGACTATACGCCTAGATGTATCTCATCCCGAACGTATTTACCGCCAAGGTGATATCATAGTAGCTAAGATTAGCCGTGCAGAAACAGAAAGTTCTGTACAGCCATATCATCTGTCTAAAGAACAGTATCTCAACCTTATGTATTCAGAAACCTAATAATTATGAGCATAGAATTAATAGGTCATGTAGGAGTTGATTCAGGTCAACTCCTACTATGTGACCCATGTTATATAGACAGTCAATGGGAAATAGAAGAATTTAATATCACTAGAACATACAAAAATAAGATAACTGGAGAAACCCTTACTTGGATGAAAGACTTTTCTAACTATCAAGAAGTATTACCAAAGTATGGTAAGTGTATGAATGAACTTAATTATAGCGGAGAATGGGAAGAAATTGAAGATGAAATAAAAACAGTTCATGAGTTCAGTTATAATGCTTGTGCAAAAGCTACATTATCAGAAGATGGTTTTGGTGAACTAAATTTTAAACATGGTCACCCTGGTGTAGGTGTAGCTTTTAGAACAGCATTTGGTGATGGTATGTACCCTGTATATGCAAATTATATGCCTGACGGTACATTAAAAAGTGTAGAAGTAATATTTCAAGAAGAAGATGATGAATAATCACATGGAAAAACAACTATTTGTTATAGACGGATATCGTATCTGGGCTACTACATATGAGGAAGCTTATGAAAGCTATCTAAAAATTCTAACCTTTTAATTAATAAATATGGAAAAGAAAGCTAAACGTATCGTCCTTGGAGAAGGAGAAATTGTAGGTCACAAACACATTCTTGAAAGTGATGAAAACATTATGTACGAAGAAGGTACAGAATCTATCACTTTCATGCTAAATTCTATGGGTATCCTAACTCATGATGAGCATGACCGTATGGTATTTGAACCTGGTACATACCGGTCTTATAACCAAGTAGAGTTTAACCCTTTTGATCAATCTGTTCAAAGAGTATTTGACTAATCATGAGTAAAAGAGACCAGATTCAGCAAGAAGCTCTGGACGTTGCAATTAAACACAAACGCTGTGGACTTGGGATTTCTATGGGTGTCGGTAAGACACTCATAGGTCTCAAGTACATAACATATTGTCAGAAAGTAAACACTGGTAAGCTCAAGGTATTAGTAGTAGCACCTAAGCTTAGCATATTTGACTCCTGGCGTTCAGATGCAGAAAAGTTCGGGATATCCCTGGACAATATAGACTTTACTACCTATCTGTCTCTAAATAAATACAATCCTTATAACTACAATTTGGTAGTATTAGACGAGTGTCATTCACTACTATACAATCATCACACTTTTCTAACTGTCTACACAGGACGGATACTTGGATTAACAGGTACTCCACCTAGGTATGGCAAATCAGAAAAAGGTGAGATGGTGCAGATGTATTGTCCTATTATGTATAAATACATAACAGATGATGCAGTAGAAGATGCTATTCTTAATGACTACAGAATTATAGTGCATAAGATGTCGTTAAATGCAAATAATAACCTCCCTGTTACAACAAAGAACGGTAAGTTCTATACATCAGAACAGAAAAGTTATGATTACTGGACTAAACGTATTTTAGAAGCAAGGAGTAAAAAAGAAGAACAGATTGGTTCTGTAATGAGAATGAGAGCCATGATGGATTTTCCTACAAAAGAAAACTATACTAAAAAACTTCTATCTGAAATAGAAGAAAAATGTATTGTTTTCTGTAATACACAAGACCAAGCAGACAGAATTTGTACTCACTCCTATCATTCTAAAAATGACCAGAGTGAAGAAAATCTGCAGCAGTTCAAAAATGGAACTATTTCAGAACTATCCTGTGTAATGCAACTTAATGAGGGTATAAATATTCCAAATCTTAGAGCAGGTATTATTATGCATTCATTTGGTAACGAGAGAAAATCTAGCCAACGCATTGGTAGACTTCTTAGATTAAACCCAGAAGAAACAGCTGTAGTACACATACTATGTTATAAAAACAGTGTAGATGAACGCTGGGTAAATGAAGCATTAAAAGACTTAGATCCAAGTAAGATTAAGCATTATGATGTAAATATTCAATCCCATGACATATCACTTCACAGGTAAGTATGTAAAAAGACAAGGTGTGTTAAAACCGGTATCTACTGGTATATCTAAACAAGAAGAGTTATTTGTATCACATATACCAGAAGGTACTATAGTAGAATGTTTCTATGAAGTACAACATGATGATGGTACACTCCCGCAGCTGGCCAAACTACACGTAATTATACGTCAGTTGGCCAGCCATATCGGGGAAACTGTAGAAAATATGAAGATTCTTGTAAAAGACAGAGCAGGTTTATGTATATCCAGAGAAGTAGCAGGTAAAGAATACTTTCTTGCTAAAAGCTTTGGAGAATGCTCTAAAGAAGAACTGTCTTTAGCAATACAAGCTGCTATAGAAATAGGTGAAAACGTTAATTTTCTTGTTGGCTAGGAGGTTCTTCAAGCTCCTCTTCTACAGCAAGACCTTTTTCTTGTGCAATCTGTTCCATTCTACGAATTATCAGAGACAAGAAAGCTACGTGTTCGTACCAGTCTTCATCCCATTCTCTTTTAGAAATCTTTTCTTGAGCTAGCTGCATTTCTTCTTGAGTTTTATCGGAAAGAATATACAGCAAAAGCTTCTGAAAGTTTATTAACGTGTTACCTCCTACTTCTAAAGGAAAAGTAGCTTCTCTTTTAATTCCTATGTACTTAGCCATAAAATATTATTTACTATCTGCAAATTTAGAGAACTTTTATGACACAAACTGTAGACCTTGAAGAAATTAAAGCAAAACTTATAGAACGGCTTAAGCCTTCTGGATGGGCAAACAAACTAAAAAGCTTTGTGTACAGTTCAGACTTTGATAAAATTCTGCAAACGCTTTATGATGAGCGGGAAGCTGGTAAAAGATTTACTCCTCCGCTCAAACAAGTGTTTAGAGCATTTGAAGAATGCCCTGTAACTGATCTCAAAGTTGTAATGATTGGTCAAGATCCTTATCCCTATCTGGGTGTAGCAGACGGGATTGCATTTTCTTGTGGTAACACTGGTAAAGTACAACCCAGTCTTGAGCAAATTTTTGGTGCTGTCAGCAGAACAGTATATCCTGGAGAAATAGTTCATCAGGACCCAGATCTAACCCGATGGTCTAATCAAGGTGTATTGATGTTAAACAAAGCTCTTACATGCCAAGTAGACAAAGTAGGGTCACATTATGATATATGGCATGACTTCATTATGTATGTCATTGATATGCTGAGTCTGACAAATTCAGGATTGATATTCTGTTTATTGGGACAAAAAGCCCAAGAACTAGAGAGTTCTATATCACAGAGTCATTATATACTAAAAGCGTCTCATCCCGCATCAGCATCCTATTCTAAAACAGATTGGGATTGTAATAACCTGTTTAATGAGGCCAACAGGATAATCCAACAAAATAACGGGCCTCAGTTTCAAATTAATTGGTAATCATTTAAAAACTGTAAAACATGCCAGTAGAAAAAGTACAGCTTGGCGTATCTGCCATCAAAGAACTCTTAAATAACGGTTATACATGGCTTAAGAAGGATGATCTAGGTTTTGGATCTATCCAAGAAAAGTATCAGGCATCTGATGTACAGGTATCCGCCATCCGTAAACATCCATTGTTAAAAGACCTTGAGACCACTGCTAGAATTTTTGTAATCATAGACGACACTAAAGAGAATGGAACCAAAAACCCCGCCGTATCCGTTAACCGACCACTATCTGAACAGCATCTGGCAAGCATACCAGAGTCTAATAAAAAGCAATCCGAGTCTGGAAATGCAGTATTACAAGTCAACAACGAAGATAATGGAAGAACATTTGCAGAAACAGATGCAGACTCCTTCTCAGCCTTTGCAAACCTCTGATATGAACAGACCAAGTCCAACAGAAAGTGCTACATCATTTAGTGTAGGAACATTTAGAAGAGGTAACGATGGTAATTGGTGGCAAGTTCAGCAAGCTTCAAACGGCATACAACGCTGGGTAAAAGCTACTTATATTCCATACGCTCAACAATCTACGGCTCAGCCGTCAGTAATTCCCACTGTTAATCCAACAGCTGGCATTTCACAATCAAGTAATAATAAACCAGTCATGAAGACTAGATCAATCAGTAAGAAAACAGCTCAGGAAGTACGTACAATTGAGACCTCTTTGATTAACAAGGAAGAAGTATTTAAAATGCTTGCTCTTGCAGAGAGTACAGGACTCCCATTATTATTAGTGGGTCAACCCGGTGTGGCTAAAACCAAAACAGTATTGGAGTATGCAAAAGCCTGGCTAAACCGTGATGGTAAAATGACACCGCAGGACTTTGCTAATAAAGTGTACATCCTAGAAACAGACGAAGGAACCAAGGCTTCCGAGATCAAAGGTATGCCTGACCTAGGTAAGCTGTTTACAGAAAATAAATACGAGCTTGCTGCACCTATTGCAGAAGCTGAGATCGTTATCATCAACGAAGTGGATAAAGCTAGCTCTGCTATCCGTAACGCCATGTTGGGTGTAATGAACGAGAAGTTCTTGTTTAACGGTAAACATAAGATTCCATGTAAGTGGAAACTCTTTGTTGCTACATGTAACGAGATCCCTAAAGAAGAGATTGGTTCTCCTTTCTGGGACAGGTTCATGCTCAAGCAAACTGTTAACCGTGTATCTGCCGGTGAACTCGTGAAGTATTATAATAAGGGTGCTCGTGATTACAAAGAGACCTTTAAGATTGGTGTACCTACAAAAGCAGAAATTGGTGCTTTAGAAGTACCAGCTAACAAACTTGAGAAGTATCTCGAGGTTGGTTATTCTTCTAGCTCTGACCGTACACTGACATTTGTACCTACGCTCACTAAAGCTGTAAGTTATATCTGGGATATTAGCATTGACAAAGCTCTTGTCAAAACTGCTCAGATCATGATTTCTCAGACAGCAGGTTCTGAACTTCAGAATAAACTGATGAGTCCAGAAGTAAAAGCTGTAATGAGCAAGGTAGAAATGTTGCACAGTTATAATGTTAACGAGCAGCTGGAGCTGGCTGTAGCTGAGATTGAGAGTCTTATTAACACCTACACTTCTCGTAATTTAATGGATGAAGGACAAGTGGAAGAGATTGAGCTTTCTATGCAGTATATCTTGTCTAATCACCCTGCTCGTCAAGACTATGTATCTGCCGAGGAGTTTGATAACATGATGGAAGCAGCAGAACTGCCTTCACAAGCAATGACTCCGTCTAGCCCTTTTTTAGTTCCCTAATATTAGACTTACATACCTCAAGGGTCCCGGTAATTCAGCCGGGATCCCACGAGGATATGTTACATCTGCTAAAACAACTTGAACATGGCAACAAAGAGTAAGCAATATAAAAATGTATACACTATTCTTGAAAAAGTCAAGAAAGGTGAGATATCATCCCAGAACTATTATAAAGATAAAGACGGTCTTTTTGGTAAGCTCAATTTCTATAAGAAAGCAGACTTAGTAAAACCTTATGTTCACTATATAGATGAGAATAAAATCCAGTCTATTGTAGAAAAGGATATCAACTCTGTAGATTCTATCAAAGACTACTATAAAAGGTTTTCTGGTAGTAACGCTTTTGGTAAACTTCAAGAAGATCAGAAACCAGATCTGCAAAAATTTCATGAAAAGCTTAAAGAAAACTATCAAAAGTTTCCTAAGCATTTGAAATATGACATCCACAAGATGTACTATCACAAGGTAGATAAGCTTGAGTTTGAAGGACGTACAGATGCTAACCGAACAAGATATAAATTCCTGGAGAAAGCTAATAATCCAGTTGGTAAGATAATGAGTGAAAGCTCTAATCTAAAAAGTGCCATCTTTACCAAGCAGATGATGCTCTATTACATGATGCAAATGACCATGATGGAGTATATAGATCCAGATGCACATAACCAAATGCAGCAGGGTCTCAACGGTGGAGCTGATAATCAGTTCAACAATGATGACATAGATGACGCTATGGAAAAAATGATGAACAATCAGATCAGTAAAAACATGCTAGAAAAAGCCATGCAGGATGCTCAAGAAACTTGCAAACTAATGGACGAAAACCTAGACAAAGATGTGCAAGAAAAAATGTTTGAGGAAGCTAATAGGAATGGTGGTGATGAAGCAGGAAAACTTTCACCTGATTACTTCAGACAAATAGCAGCAAGACTAGAATCTGTCAGATTATCTATGGGTTCTCTTAAAGAAAAACTACAGAAACTTTTAGACAAGAGTGCTGCTTACTTTTCTGCCCGTAAAATAACCATCTATGATGACTTACTAAATACTCAAGATGTATCTGGTCTGGATGAGTATATACTGCTTCATCCAAAACTCAGAAAGATTTTTGTTGAAGACATTCAGATCAAAGAACACAAATATGTGGGAAAGATAGATGTTTATGTAGATGTATCTGGTTCTATGGGTAGTAGTTGTGGTGTAAAAAATGTTCAAGGACAACAAATCAGTAAGATAGACTTTGCAAAAAGCATGATTGCCAAGCTTAAAGAACTTGACATGCTTAACGATGTCTATCTGTTTGATACCAAAGTTAAGAAATATAGAAATGATTTAGTGTCTATATCTATGATTGACTGTGGAGGCGGTACAACTATTGATAACGCTATACGCTCTATTGAAAAGGTAGGAAACAATGCTCTAGTAATTACAGATGCTGAAGATTCCTGTCACAATCATTCCGACTTGGCATTCTTTATAGGTGTAGAAGGAGCTCGTTTTAATGGGTTCAATCAAAGATATATGGAAAAAAACCAGTGTATAGTATTTGACGGACACAGCGTCAAAAAAGTTGACATACATGGTCATGTAGTTAATAAATAAAAAAGGGGAGCTTAACTGCTCCCCTTCTTATTTAAGTATCTTGTAAGTAATATATAACAAAGCCAGAAAAACCCGGAAACCGAGTAGAAGACTGCGTCTGCCGTCCAGTATGATCCAGTTACTTCCATGATCATTTTGAATAACATGTCGTAACCAAACGGTAGAAAGAACATTGCAAGCATCAGAGATGTCTGTCTGTAAACCTCGAGTTTTCTTTTTCTGTTTACTGTCACCGTCCATATGTTTTAAGATTCGTTAACGACCTTGTGCCCTGTACTTAGATACAGGTTTGTCTTTTGGGCCTCTACGCTTCTGGGCTTTACCCTTTCTACGTTTGCCAAAAGATATCTTACGGCTTTCACCGCCTTTACCTTTTCCCATATTGATATAAGTTTAAAATATATTAACCTCCACAGAAGAAGTTGATAGTCCAATTACCTTCATTCGACAGATTAGCTGCCACATCAGGTTTTAGTAAAAGAGATATTGTTAAGCCGCTAGCTTCCCATTTACCTAAAAAACCGTAGGATTTATTTAGTTTAAACAGTACAGCAGCTACTGTAGTATCATATAAACTAACAGACAATACTGAGTTTCCATTAGAAAACAGAGTAAATCCTTGAAAGCAGATTTCATCTGGATCACCAGGTAAAGCAGTTTCTGACACTCTTATATAACCACATTCCATTTTCATAGGTACTTCTATCCAACCTGCAAGAGGTTCAGGATAAGTACCGTTAGTAAGAATAAGAGATCCTGGTACAATGTCACCACATTTTTTGTAACGTACAAAAGCTCTGTTTGGCATAGTTATAATGATTTAAGCATCTGAATAAGCTTAGGATGAGGATAGACATCCACTTTGTCTTTTCTAACTGAATTGTGTGTAAATACACCACTAGCAGCTTTAAGAGCTCTTGGAGTGATATCCCATATATCCTCATAGTAGTCCAGAGGAATACCATATCTTTCTTTCCAAAGAAGTAATAACTGCTTTACAGACTCTATCTGAGCATCAGTGTAGTTATGAAAAAACTTATGTCCCTTAAACGGTTTCTCAAGCTCACAAACCTGTGATGCAGGTAGCTCTCGATTAACATAAGTAAAAAATTTACCGTCTTTTTGTGTAAGCTGTCCCCAGTTACAGATTTCTATACCAATAGATATCTTATCTAATGACTTGTATGGCAGACCGGCTTTTTGAAACGTAGATTCTTTTAATCCCAGGTGAAAAGCCCAGTGCTTAGAACTAAAACCCTGGATAATCTGACCGTCTACACATCCCTGACCTGGTCCTGATATAGTAACACAGGTAGCAATGCGTTCCTGGTTACCTTCCCAATGCTGAAATACTTTCACACCATCTGCATTACCTGCAGTGTGGTGTAAATAAATCTGTTTTTTAGGATGCTCTTCTGCTATATACTGATTAGCAGGAAAGCTTACTTGTTTAATGTTCATAAAATATAATGTCCACTACTTTTTTATAGTGTCTCTATGCTTGTGCATATGCTCCAGCTTAAAGATCCGGCGTTCATGCCGATCCAGATCATTAACAATCACACTGTCTATGTACATAAAATCTTGCTGCTTGAGCATAATCAAAGAGTCACTAGCTAAATCTTCTCTTAGAAGTTTATTCTTTTCAGACTCTCTGTGATCTATAAACATGAATACAGTGAACAGTAGTATTGCTACTACTGCCACTGCAATCAATATGATATCTTTAGTTTTCATTATTCTTCAGAGTTAGTGTTTAACTTATCCTGTAAGTCTTGGTTCTTTTTTTCCAAGTCACGAATAATAGCAGCACTGTCATCATCACCGGTGATCTTCTTAATAGAAGTAGCCATTGCACCAAAGAGTGCAGACACAAACGCAATAAGAATCTCACGGTTAGACGCAGGCATTTCTTGCCTCATCAGCATAAAAAAGATAGATATGGCAATAGCCATTACTAAAAGAGAACCTATAAAACTGAGTATTTTATCTGCTTTCATTTTCTGTTATTTATATGGTTGATAAGCTGTTTTACCTCCAGACTTTACAGCTTTAAGCATCTGCTTACGCTGCTTACCAGAAGTTTCGTAAGACACATGTACCCAGTCAGGGTTTTTGTCTGTACCAAATTCCCAGATAAGCTGGTCAAACTCTAGATTATTCTTGATGTAGTTAAAAACATCAGCATTAGATACTCCAGACGCTGATCCGTCCATGTCTATGTCAATAGCTTCACCTGAACAATGTTGAGAGGTTAAACTTCCACCGATAGCAGCATTCAGTTCTTTACTTCTGTAACCAGAACTAATGTGAATAGGCACTTTAAAATGCTCACGTATAGGTTCAAATATTTTCTCAGCTAGTTTCTTGAAATTCTCAAGATGTTCAGCAGTGGGCTGGTTAGAAATACCTTTACGTTTGGCTGAGTCAGAGCGTGTGACTTCAGCCAGGCTTAAATGCTTGGAAAGTTGCATAGAATATGGAGTTTAGATTATAAGCTGTTATTCCTAGGCTTAGCCTTTACAACCTTTTTCTTTTTAGGTTGCAACACCTCTTCTTCAGGAACAATTACAACAGGTTGTTCTTCAACCACAGGCATATACTCTTCTGCTATAGTAACAGGAAGTTCTACTGGTTTCTTAGAAGAAAACATCTTGGCAAAAAAGCTGAACAGTTTCATATTTATTTTTTAAAGGTGAGTCTCCAGTAAGATTGCACTCCATAACCTACCTGCATACCAGGCATCAGAGTCACATATCCACCGATTATCTTATCATTTTTAGTCTTGTACAAAACACCTAGTTGTGTGCTGTTTTGAAAAGACTTATTAGAAGCAAATCCACCACCTATATATAATTCTCCTTTCTTTGGAGCTTGTACTGTCTTTGTTATAAAGATGCTGTCTCTTATAATGGGTATCATATAATCAGCCATATAAGACCTAATACCCAACTTATTAGCTTTTACGGTGTCATATACTATCACGTGACCTAGAGTACCAATCTTAAAAGTGTCTTCGTATATGTTTTTAGCCAGGTGTTCTTTAACTAATTCCTCATACTGAACTTTCAAGCTGTCATACATTGGATCAGCTATGTATTCAGGAGGTAACGTATCATGTATCACCTTTGTAATAACCATTGGTTTCTTTACTACGGTGTCATAATGTTCCCATACAGTGTCTGTTTTGTACAAGGTGTCAGACTGAACAGCTGGTATATCAGAACTACATCCTTTAATCTGACTCATCAATAAGTAGCCTAAAGTAAAACCGGCTACAATAAGTAGTAATTGTCTCATATATTGGTTTTAACATTCTTCCTCATCTTCCATTTCATTCTTAGCAGGTAAGAACTCTGTAGTAATGAGTTTTATAGGGGCCGGTATTGGATCCTGGTTATTTTTAGATGATATTGGAGATTGTATTGGATATATCATCCTTTCCAGATTGTCTATTCTAGTCTTATCTATGTTGCTTTGAGCAAGTAAAACCTTTACATCACTCTTAATCTCTTTTATCTCTTGCCAGATAAAAATGCCTATAATGGAAACCATTGTAGGAAACAACCAAACTTTTATTTTATCTATAGCAGCACTACTTGACATCTCACATTACGTTTAAAAGGTTATTAAGCTGGTAAACGAAACTCCAGTACGTTTCCTTTGGGTGTTACTTTGCTGATAATCAAGCTGTTAGGTATTATTTGGTTTTTACTGTCTCTACGTACAAAATATCTCAAACCATCAGGGTGAGCTTTAAACTGACTTGCAGTTGTTGTAGGAATCTCTAAAGAAACAGAAGGTACAATGCTGTTAGACATCATAGTACCTGGAATCGGAAACCCTAAAGCATCCTTTTGAGCATAGAACTTTTTAGCCATAATAACAGGTTTTAAACTTTAAAACTGTACATCTTTGATACAGTCTACAATATAATATACAAAATCTTGTAGACTTTCCATACATTTGTAGATCTAAATATTAGAAGTTTATGACAGAATCACGTGTTTATGCAGTTCAGTTAGAAAAGAAACTCATTAATGAGTTCAAGCAGAAGTTTAATGAAAAATTTGGGTACGAGCCTGTTGTGTTCACTCAGGTTGAAAACTCCCCGTATGCTATGCCAATGATGTCTTTACAGCAGTTAGCAGAATATTTTGAACCGTTTCTACCTTATTTGTATGGTAAAAAACTTACCCTGTTTTGCAAAAGCAGAAAAAGAGAAGTAGTAGAACTCCGGATGATGTACTGTTTTTTAGCCCGTATGATGAAATATAAGCTGGAAACGGTTGGTAAAATGTTGGGGGGTCGTGACCACACTACAATCATACATAATGTAACATGCTTTACTAATCTGATGGAAACAAACGATCAGTTTAGAGATAAGTTTTTTGAAATCCTAAATCACATAAAAGAAAACCATGAGTCATCAAATCTGGATAAACTTAATCAAGCACAATGTGAGTCCGAATCTGTTATACTTTCTTGATTGTTGCCGTAATAAAATTAAACCTACAAATATCATAAATGCAGACGCTGAAAGGATTATAGCCCATTCAAAAGGTTTGCTTGATGATAATGGTGTACTAACAGCAAAAGCTCTTGTAGTGCTAGAAGATTTTGAAACACTCTTGGTTAAAACTAAGAAAAAAGTAACTACAGAAGTTTTGGGAGATAACTTTCTAGAACAGATTGACATATACAGGCAACTATTTCCAGCAGGTATATTACCTACAGGTGTAGTGGGTAGATCTACTGTTCAGGAAGTAAAAGATAAGTTCGTATGGTTCTTTAAAAAGTATCCTGAATTTACTTGGGACACAGTATTAGAAGCTGCTAACTATTATAAGTTTTTAAAAGATAATCCAGAAAAAAGAAAATATATGATGAATGCTTCAGCTTTCATTCAAAAAACAGATACAATTACCAAAACGGTTAAGTCCACCCTGGCAGAATACTGTCAGATGATCATAGATGATCCAGATGTCATCTTTAAAGAAAATCAACAATAAACATGTCTGCAACTGAAAAAACAGTTCACAAGCTACTCTTAAGTATTATTTACGCACTTTTTAACTGGATGATCGTCAACTGGTTAGTTGTAGAACTATCCTTTTGGAAATATCTAATTATAGAACTTTTCTTGTTAGTCTCCATGAAGTTCTATATATTTACAACCCGTAAAATGAATCTGTAATGCAAAAAATCCCAGAAACAAATGAAGAAGAAATTAGAGAACTATTTGAAAAACTTTCAGTAGAAGTACCGGGTACTAATGGACTTAGAGCCATGAACCTGCAGGCCTTTAAATTAGGCGTAGATAAAATGATGAACCAAGCTTTTGTTGAAGGAAGTCAAAATTCACTAAAAACTGCTGAAGACATCATAAACAGAGTCTTCAACAAATAGTAGAAATGACCGGACAACAAAATCCTTTTGGTGGTAAGAGTTATTCAGAGGTCCTCAGAGAAGGTCTCAAGTATATAGATGACCGCAGAACAGGAAGGGTAAAGTCATTCAAGACTCCCTGGACCGGCCTGAATTATGCGGGTATTGGCGGACTGGAATGGGGTTCAATGTTAACCATTGGTGCCAGACCAGGTGCAGGTAAAACCATGATAGTTTCCCAGATACTGAGGGAGTCACGTCTTCACAATCCGGACCAGGATTTTTCTATCCTGGAATTCCAGTTTGAGATGGGTGACAAACAGTATGCAGCCAGACAGTTTGCTGCTGAAATGGCTTTAGATTATAACCAAGTGCTAAGTAGTTACAAAATGCTTGATGACTTCATTTATAAACAAATGGAACAGTATCTAAAAGATACAGAAGCATTAGAAAAATTAGGTGTCCAGCGTACTTTGATTGGTAAACCTCAAACTGTTTCCGATATGGAAAAAGCTATTAGGTTTTATCATAAACAAATGAAAGCTAAACACATGATTGTAACTATAGACCACTCATGGCTTATTAAAAAAGCAGCTGGAGAAAAAGATAAGTTTGACGTACTGTATAGTACAGCAGAAATGCTCATGCAGTTGAAAAACGAAATCCCAATCATTGTCTTAATGATTACCCAGATGAACAGAACAATGGAAGAAGCTTCTAGACTACATCCTGGTCAAGTGGCTAACTACCCTACTTCCTCAGACATTTTTGGAGGTGACGCTTTAATGCAATCATCAGATATGGTAATAGCCATAAACCGACCACATAAAGTGAACATAAATGTCTATGGTCCTAAGAAGTATGCTACACACAAAGATCAGATCTATATGCACCTGTTAAAAGTGCGTAACGGTGGAGATGATAATAATGTATTGTTTATGAACGGAGAGTTTAATAAACAAAAGATTGTTGAAACTATAGAGCCACAGATAGCATCTACTTCTAATGGATACATACCATTTAACCCAGGTCGTGGACGAGGTGGAAGTAACAACACAAACAGTACTATATCAGCAGATATAGGATCAGAACTTTAAATTTTAAACCATACAAAATGTCACAATTAAATTTTGTACAAGCAGAGTCTGTAGACCGGTATGGGAATCCTAAAGAGTGGAAAAAAATGAAACTCGATCAGATCCGTGAATATCATGGACCTCTGATTAGAGCTCTTGGAATTTCTCCTCTTGACTTTAACATGAAAATGCCTTTTTATGACAGAGTAGGACGGCAAGTAATTGGTGTATTTGGCTCAGAATTCAAAAAAGATAAAGGTTTCTATTTTGAACTAGTGACTAGAGATCTAGATCCATTAGAGTCAGATCGTAAAGTGTATAGGATTGCTCGTAATGACAATCATGAAGAAGAGTATGAAATGAACGAAAAAGGTTCATTTTTGGTACCAGTAGAAGAACTACGTGTAATTAATCCTACAGGACCTCAAACTCTAACAAAGAAACTAGAGCCAGTTCAGCCAGCTCCAGTATTCAGTACTAAAGCTCAGACAGTTGAAGAAGACGCTCCTTATTCAGAAATGACTATTAGAGATTATGTTGCTATTCAAACTGGAAAACCTGTAAGCTTAAAACCATGGCTGAACGAAATATTACAACAGAGTAACCAATCATTTCCATTTTAATTATGGCAGCAGGAATTCTAGTTATTGCAGAATCCGGTGCAGGTAAATCTACAGCTATAGAAAACCTAGATCCGGCAGAAACATTTATTATCAATGTAGCTAACAAGCCCCTTCCTTTTAGAGGTTGGAAAAAGAAGTACACCGTATGGAGTAAAGACAATCCTAACGGTAACATGTACTACGGAAACTCACCTCAAAATATAGAGGCTTGTATTAAGTATGTCAGTGAAAAACGTAAAGAGATCAAAAACCTAGTTATTGATGACTTTCAGTACATGAGTTCTTTTGAATTCTTTGACCGTGTAGACGAAAAAGGTTACGAAAAGTTTACCCAAATCGGTGCACATCTGGCACGTATTGCTCGTATGCCAAAAGACCTGAGAGAAGATCTTATGGTATTTTTTCTTACACATGCTGAAGAGTCTACAGACTTAGAAGGTAAACGTAAGTTTAAAGCCAAGACTATCGGTAAAATGGTAGATGAGAAACTCACCTTAGAAGGTCTTTTCTCTATTGTGATATTCGGTAAGATCAAAAAGAACAAGGATGGAGAAATCCGTCATGTCTTTGAGACACGTAACAACGGAGAAAACACATGCAAAACTCCTAAAGATATGTTCTCAGAGTTTGAAGTGGCTAACGACCTGCAGGTAGTTAGAAAAGCTATACTTGATTATGAAATCTAAATCTCTCACTCTTAATTTTTAAAAAGAAAGCTATGTTCAGTACAAAAGGACAAGAAGTAAAATCTGGTAGTGGAACTATGAAATCATTCCAACCAGGCGTAGTTTATGCCCACATTTACAGTGGCAACATTAGAACCTCCAAAAACGGAGATAAGAAGTCTTTGGAACTCATTCTTGAGGGTCCAGCTCTTGAAAACTTTGAAGGATGGAGCATTGACAAAAATGATCCAGAAGGACCTAAGTTTCAGGGTTTATCAAGCAGAGTAGCAGCAACAATTTGGACAGACCAATGGGCTGACAGTAATATTGCAAACAATGAAATTTTGCATAGAGTGTTAGTCATTGCAGAACAGCTGGGTCTTAAGAAAGCAGTTGATGAAATATCTGCTAACAATATAGAAGATTGGACTGCTCAAGCAGTAAATATTCTAAAAGGACATGATATCTACTGGTTCTTAAACGGAAAAGAAGAAGAATACAATGGTAAAACTATTGTAAAACTTTCTTTCCCCCGCTATAAGTTCTGCTCACTTGATGAAAACAAGTTGGACAAGTTTGATAAAAATAATAAGTATCATTTCCGTGCACTTGAAACAAAGCCTGTAACAAGCTTTGAGCCAGTAAATGATGACTTTGATATGTAATCTCCTGTGTAATGTGGTTCATGATATATAGTTTTTAACGGGGGAGGTTTCTACTTCCCCCATATTTTTTAAATAATAGTATATGTTCACAACTAAAAACTTGGTACACGATATTAAAGATGTTCCTGTACCCTGGATATTTGAACACTTCTGTAAACTAAAAGAAAAACTATCAGGTCAAGATGTGAAAATTAAAAGTATGTTCAATCCAAAAGAACGTACACCTTCTATGTGTATATATTATGATACCAAAAAAGGTAATTATCATTTCAAAGACTTCTCTACGGGTAAAGGAGGTTCAGCTATAGAATTAGTAAAAGAAGTTACACAACTACCTTATTATAAAGCATGCAGCACTGTAGTAGAAAAATTCAATGATTATGTTTTACACAACAACGGTGGGTATGATCTACAAGAATTCAAACAAGCCAGTAAGTATAAAGTATCACAGTACGTATTCCGTTCCTGGAATACTTCTGACCAGTACTTTTGGACCCAGTTTAACATCGGGTCCCGTTTGCTGGACGAGTACTGTGTTAAACCTTTAGAATATTATACACTCGTAAAAGAAGTAGACGGTGAGTCTCGTGAATTAAATATACGCAGCAATTATCTGTATGGGTATTTTAAGAAAGACGGAAGTCTGTATAAAATATATCAACCAAAAACGTTGGATAAGAAATTTATAAAGGTTAACGATTACATCCAAGGTTCTGAACAAGTTAAAAATCAGAAGTATCTAATAATAACTAGTTCACTCAAAGATATCATGGCTCTTCGTAGCCTAAAAATTCCTATAGATATTATAGCTCCGGACTCAGAAAACTCTATCATCCGTAAAGAAATAATGCAACAGTATATTAAAGACTATGAAAAAGTTATAGTACTGTTTGATTATGATGATGCCGGTATAAAAGCTATGGAGCGGTACCAAGAAGTATACCCGCAGGTAACTACATGTATTCTTCCTATGAGTAAAGATCCTGCAGACTCTATTAAAGATTATGGTGCCAAAGAAGTTTTCTTCAGACTGGTTCCTATTTTAAACAAAAAGTTGGAGAACTTATAGCTGTTCTACAGTATATTTGTAGACTTAATCTACAACATGGCCCGTTCAAAATCCGCTCCTAAAAAATCTCGTGTAGCTAAAACACGCAATGCAGGCACTATGACCGAGTCTGCATTCTGGAGTTTTATTAGATCTGCTCTCAGACAAAAATCTAGATGGTGGAAACCTATTACACAATGTAAAATGCAAGCACGCAGGCCCTATAAAGGACCTAACAAACGTCAGAAGTTTGAATACCTCTGTGCTAGCTGCAATAAATATTACCCGGAAAAGAAGATTAACGTAGACCACATGGTCCCGGCAGGTTCCCTAAACAATGCCCAGGATCTGCCAGGTTTTGTAGAACGTCTTTTCTGTGAACAAGACAACCTGCAGGTCTTATGTGAGACCTGCCATGATAAAAAAACTAAAGCTGAAAAAAATGGAATACTTACCATTTGAAGTTACCGAGTATAATGATTTCGGAGAAGACAAGATAGTTGTTTTAAACTCTGACGAAGGACGTCTATACATTCGTGTTGGAAAGTTAGATATTTCTATAAAGCAATCAGACGATGGACTTGGTGTAATCATAGACTGTACAGATGCAGAACTATGCCATCAAGATCTTGGAACTATGACTGTCTGGTTTGATGATATTGAAGAACTCTCAAATGATTAAACTATGATAGGTGTAGCCTTATTTGTAATCATAGCATTCTTATATGCTATCAATGAAAACGTTCGTAGAATAAATAAAAACTAGTTATATGAGTCTACTTGCATTTCCTGCTCCTGAGACAGATGAGCAATTTTATTTAGATGAGCTTGATAAAGCTAATAGAAAGCTTGACGCAGCTATACAGTTTATAGAACTGTTAGAAGGACTGACAACAGACAAAGATACAGCCAACCGTATTCGTAAATATTTACAACAAGAAGGTATATGGCCATTACCACAGAAGAAATAATTAAGAAGTATCCTAAGATCTTTGAAGATTACGAAGGTAATCCTGGAGGCTGCAACTGGTACGGTGTACCAAACGGTTGGCTTCCTATTATAGACAAGCTATGCGGATGTATTCAGGAGTATACAGACAACACAACACGATATACCAAAGACGGTCCTGTAAAACCTGAACAAGTCACTTGTGTACAGATGAAAGAAAAGTTTGGAGGACTATGCTTCTATACTAATGGTCACAATGATGAGGTAGAAGGTATGCTCAGGATGGCAGAATATATGTGTGATAACACTTGTCAAGACTGCGGATCAGAAAACGACCTTGGTCAGACATCCGGATGGATTAGTATACTTTGTAGAAACTGTGCCATAGCTAATGGTGACAGAGCAATCAACTCTTGGAAATCAAAAACTCAAACTTTATGATTGATACACAATTAGAAGATCTAATGCAGGAATCTATAGAACATTTAGAAACAGACTTTTATAAAAAGAAGTTTTACTTCAGTTATAGTAGTTTAAACAAGCTCCTCTGGAATCCTGCAGTATTTTACCAGCTCTATGTACTAGGTATGAAAGAAGAAAAAGTAGACTCTCATCTAGTACAAGGTAAGATCATTCACGCTTTGTTACTAGAAGAAGAAAAGTTTAATGATCTTTTTATTGTCTCCCCTGCTAACCTACCTACTGGTAACCTGCGTACGGTAATTGACCGTGTGTTTTATCATCATACAGAACTCAAACGTAATGGTGACAGCAGAGAAAAGCTTGAAGAGTTTGATCAAGCTGTCTTAGATGTAATGAAAGATATGAACTATCATCAGAGTCTAAAGACAGATCAACAAAGACTTGATAAGATATTCACTGCAGAAGCTTTTAACTATTGGACTTTTCTGCAAATGAAAGGTAATAAAACTCTGATTGATCAAGAAAGTTATGAGTTCTGTAAAAACGCTGTAGATATAATCAAAACTAATAAGCAACTGTGTTCACTAATTGGTTGCAATCTCACTGAGTTTGATAACAAAGAAGTGTTTAACGAGATGACTTTTACGTTTGATATTCCTGGTCTACCGTTTGGTCTGAAAGGTATTGTAGATAATATAGTCGTAGACCACGATGCTAAAACTATCTGTGTCAATGACATTAAAACTACTAGTAAAGACTTAAAAGATTTCCCTGAGTCTATTGAATACTATTCTTACTGGCTTCAAGCTGTTATTTATGTATCCATGGCTGCTTTAAAACATAATGATCTTATAGAACAGCAAGGATACATTCTGAAGTTTCATTTTGTAGTGATTGATAGAGCCTTCCAAACATATGCATTCCCTGTACAGGAATCCACACTTACTAAATGGTTGGATAAGTATAAAGAGGTAATTGATATTGCGTATTGGCATTATACTAATAAAAACTATGAGCTACCCTACCAATTTGCCAAAGGACTAGTAGCTCTATAAGAAGTAAATTATGATAGATAATCTGTACACAAAGTATTTCCAAAAATCTAGATCATTCTTATATCCAGCCCTGGGTATAAAACGTACAGCTCACCATACACCTTCTGGTACCTATATAGCTCTTGATGGGCTAATAGGTCCAGAAGATATGAAACTAGCTGTAACCTTTAAAGAAAATGATACAGAAGGGTTTAAAACATTTGAAGAACAAATGCTTTTATCAAATCCTTTATACTCTAGTATAATAAATATACAAGAATATAATGTTTATCTGTTTGATTTTGAAAGCTACAAGAATGACTGGTTCAACTTTATTATGGGCAAATATTCTAAGTTCTCCAATCCTCTGAAGAAAGCCATCAGGCTCTATTATGGAGAGGCCAGCTCAGAATACAAGTATATGGACTCCTATCTCAATCCTGAGAAGTATTACGAAGTATACGCCAAACTACTTGGTATAGAGCCATCTGTTATAAAAGCAGTGGGTGAGCTATGTGACCCCTGTGATATAGAAAAAGAAACTTTAAAAATTCCTGTAGAACATTTGGAGAGCTTGAAAAAAGTTCTTTAATTTGTAGACCTAATATTTTAACCATGACAAAATCTATGATGCTTATCACCGGTAACTGGGGTCAGAAAAAGACCTTTAAGATGATACCGCTAACTAATGACTGTGTATATAATGAAGGTATATATGATGCTGAGAACAAAGTACTTGCCCTTGTAAGCAAAGAAAAAAAGCAAAGCATGCATATGGTTGCCAAATTAGATGACTTTGGTGATGTAAAACCAATGAAGGTTGGACGCCGTACAAACGGTAAAGACTATGCAGAAGAACGGAAAACTCTAGAGACATACTATGAATATTACTTAGACAATCCTGAAGAGATTAAAGCTTTCATTAATATGATAGCTTTTAACTCTGACACGTTTGACGTAGACCAATATCTTAAAGAGTCAGGTCTGACAATTGCAAGCAGCAGTATTGTAACTGTATAAATCATTAGCCCTGTGGATAACCGTGAAGAAGGCAGCAAGAGTCTGCCTTTTTCTAATTAAGGGGAACAGCTGAACTGAACACCTACAATATGTCACAAGCTATACACTGGGTAATGGACTACGAAACCATTTGCAACACGTTTGTTGCAGTATTCCAGCATTATAAAGATGACTCTGTCAGAAAAGTGTTTGTAATAAACAAAGACCAAAATGACATTGTTCCGTTTGTTAAATTCTTGTCTGAATGTAAGACAAAGAATCAATGGCATATCTCTTATAACGGACTAGACTTTGACGCCCAGATCACCCAGCACATAATGAAGAATCAACCGCTTTATACAAAAATGTCAGGTGATAAGATAGCTGAAAAAATCTATGGATATGCTCAGGAAACTATAGCCCGAAAAAACCGGGGTGAGTTTGTAGAGTTTGCACCTTATAAGCTATGGATTAGACAGATAGATCTGTTTAGACTAAACCACTGGGACAATAAAGCCAAAAGTTCTTCTCTAAAATGGGTCCAGTATGCTATGGACTGGGAGAATGTAGAAGAGATGCCTCATCACCATGCTGAACCTGTGACAGACAGTCACACTTTGCAGAATGTGATCAGTTATTGCATTAATGACGTTCTTTCTACCAAACAGATCCTGGATCATTCTAAAGAGCAGATCAAGCTAAGACAGGTATTGACCAAAGAATACGGAATAGATCTCTATTCTGCATCAGAACCCCGTATATCTAAAGAACTATTCTTGTATTTTCTAGAAAAGAAGACTGGTATTGAAAAAGCAGAACTGAAACGCATGCGTACACCACGTACTCATATTGTTCTAGGGGACTGTATTCTTGACTATGTCAAGTTTGAAACTCCTGAAATGCAAAAGATGCTAGACTTCTTTCGTAAAACTGTAATCACATCTACTAAAGATGGATTTAAGTACAGAATGGAATACAAAGGAGTAAAGACTGATTACGGTTTAGGTGGACTCCACGGTGCAACAGACGCAGGTCTTTATGAAGCCAAACCAGGGTGGACAATAATGACGTCTGACGTTACTAGTTTCTATCCTAATCTGGCTATCAAGAACGGCTTTGCACCTCAGCATTTACCTAAGAAAGAATTCCTGGATCTGTACGAATGGTTCTTTGAAGAAAGAAAGAAAATTCCTAAAACTGATCCTAAGAACTATGTGTACAAGATTATTCTTAACAGTACGTATGGTCTTACTGGTGACGAGAATTCTTTTCTGTATGATCCTCGAATGACCATGCAGATTACAGTGAATGGTCAGCTGTTGCTCTCTATGTTATATGAGATGTTATCTCTAGCTATACCTGAAGCTGTACCTCTAATGCAGAACACAGATGGTTTAGAAATGATGATTCCTTCAGGATCTGTAGAAACTTATATGAAAGTGTGTGCTGAATGGGAAAAGATGACCAAGCTTTCCCTGGAACATGACGAGTATAAGAAAATGATTATCCGTGACGTAAACAACTACATAGCAATCAACGTAAAAGATAAAGTTAAGTGTAAAGGTGCATTTGAGTGGGAAGACTTAGAGAAAAAGAAAGTAGCTACGTTCCATAAAAACAAGAGCTTCTTAATTATCCCCAAAGCTATCTACGCTTATTTTGTCAACGGTGTGCATCCAGAAGACTTTCTTAGAGACAACACCAATGTTATGGACTACTGTGCCGGTGTTAAATCTAAAGGATCTTGGTACTATGAAGAACGTTATGTAGATAAAGGTGAGCTAAATGTCAACCGCCTGCAGAAGATAGTTAGATATTATGTATCTAAAAACGGAGGTAAAATTGTCAAGTGTCATCCAGACGGAAGAGAAATCCAAGTGGAGTCTGGCAGCTGGCTACAAACTGTAGTCAACCAAATTGATCCTTCAGTTTCTATAGACCAATATGATATCAACTATAGTTACTATCTAGAAGAAATCAATAAACAGATACAAGGTATTGAGGTTTACAAACCTAAATCTATTACACAACTTTTACTTTTTTAACAAATAAGACTATGCCTATTAAGACAAGCTTCGTTACAGCAGAAGCAATTAGAAACTTTGAACTTCCCCAACACGGGAAGTCTTACACTGTGATCCCTCATGGTCACGCTATAGACGAAACGTATAAAGCATTACTTTCTACAGGTTTTAACCTAAAGAATGAAATGTACAAATGTACATTAGACGGGCAGGTTGCCCAAGGTATTTATCATCTTGATTATAGCAACGATCCTGACATGGGACTTATGTTTGTTTGGTCCAACTCATATGATAAAAGCATGAGTTTTAAATGTGCTGTAGGAGCACATGTGTTTGTATGCATGAACGGAATAGTAAGTGGAGACATGGCTAGTTTTGTCCGTAAACATACTGGTTCTGCACTTTATGATGCTGCTGTAAATATCAATGAGCAGCTTTTAAAAGCTAAAGAATACTTTGATGTACTTGTCCAGGACAAAGAAGAACTTAAAGATGTTATCCTTACGCAAAAAGAAAAAGGTACAATATTAGGAAGACTCTTTGCAGAACAAGAAATTCTTACACTTACGCAGGTGGGTATTGTTAAGCGTGAGCTGGATAAACCATCTCATAATTACAACTGTAATCCTAACAGTGCATGGGCTATGTATAACCATGTAACCTTAGCACTAAAAGAATCTCATCCGCAGACGTTCCTGGAAGATCATGAAGTGCTTCATAGTTTCTTTATTAATGAGTATGGACAACTAAGCAAACCTTCTATAGTAGATCATCACGATGATAGAGAGTTTACAGAAGAAGCTATGGTGTCTCCATTTACACCAAATTATGAAGAACAACCTGAAGATTTTGAGCTTGAGCCTGCTGGAGCCTTTGGTGTAACATTTATGTAATTAATTAAGGAGCAGAAATTAGTGTCTGCTCCTTTTTATTTTCCCTATCCCATATGTCAGAACTGAGGAAAGATACTGTAGGAGAATTATTTATGAATCTCTTGCAACACATGAAGTGTATAGAAGTAAGATTAGATTATGCTAAAGCAGCTACTACTCAAAAACAAAAGTATGCTATTGATAATGCTGTAAGAAAAGTAAGAGTTGCTATTAATCATATATGTGATCTTTTAGGAGATAGTAATCAAGTGATGATAGTAAAATCAGAGTTAGACAAGGTAGATCTGGTATATGTAATGGTATTAACTGAACAATTATTTTGTACACCAAAAGAAGACATGGAAAAAATAAGTGAAATGATTGACAAGTATTTATCTGATAAGTATGACTCACAAAACCCTGAAACATGATTATAGGAATTAACGGCTACTCAGGTAGCGGAAAAGACACTATTGGTAAGCTAATACAAATAATAACCTGTAAAAAAATTCCTGACGGCTATGATTTAGAAGAGCTAATAGCTTTCTACCATGTACAACATGAATGGTGGCTGGAAGAAGAGTCTGGCTGGGAAATCAAGAAGTGGGCAGGTAAGTTAAAGACTATTGCTTCTCTTCTAACTGGCATTCCTGTACAGAAATTTGAAGACCAAGAGTTCAAGAAGACTAATCTGGGATCAGAATGGTCTACGTGGATACCTTATGAGAGTGACTCTCCTTGGATAGCAGAAGGAGAAAAAGCAGAGATGCGTATGACAGTGAGAGACTTCTTACAAAAACTTGGTACAGAAGGATTACGTACAGGTCTTCATGAAAACACTTGGGTAAACGCCCTGATGGCTGACTACCAACCGCTAGGTTATGACCCACTTACAGAAGCAGAAATATATCCTAACTGGATCATAACCGACACCCGGTTTCCTAATGAAGCTAAAGCTATCAAGGATGCAGGTGGTATCATTATCCGTGTAGATCGTCCTGGAGTTAGTGCAATAAATGCACACCCTTCTGAAACAGGACTGGACAACTGGGACTTTGATCACAAGATCATGAACGGTTCTGATTTAGTTTCTCTAATGTTTACAGTGCACAATATTCTTAAAAAGAAAAAATAGCAGAATGATTACAGATGATAGATGTCAATGGGCAATTGATAATAATTTAAGTAATCCAAATTGCCATAAAGATTTCTGTGCTTGTAGCAAAAGATCATTATCTCTTGCTAAAACAAAAAGTAATGATAGAAAGTGGACAATATTTGAAAATGCTTGTAAAGAGCTTGACAAAAAAGGTATCCCTTATAAACAGATCGGCTCAACAAGAAATATTCTAATAGGAAATATTATGACCTTCTATACCCTAGATAATGAATTTACATTTAAAGGTAATAACAAAAGATATTCTTTAGGTAACAAGAAAAAAGCTTATGAATTTATTGAACGTATTGTGAAACAATACAATTTAATATGAAAATAATTAAACAAAAAACCAAGACATTAATCACTCGTGACAACGGAAGAAGTTCTGATGCTATCAGTCCAAACTTTATATACGGGTGCCTAGGTGGTTGCATGTCTTCCTATTGTTATGTAGGAAGATACAACCATGACCGAGTATATGTTAATGAAAATACTGATGATGTATTACACTCTGTAAACAAATGGATTGGTAAACAATCCTGGCCTAAGACACCTAACCAAGTAGACGAAAAATATTACACTATAGATATTGGCTGCAGTACAGATGTTCCCCTGATGCGTAAACATTACAACTGGCAGGAGGTATTTGACTACTTCAGCTTCAAAGACTCCATGGCCAAGAGCACATTTGCTACTAAGTATCCTACAATGTTTTTACCTATGAAGTATGATCTAGACAAAGCCAAACACAGAATCAGGGTGAGTTTAATGCCTCAGGAGTATTCTGATGTCCTGGAACCAGGTACAGATAAGATAACTGCACGCATAGAAGAGATACCTAAGCTAATGGAGCATTTAGAAGTACATATTAACTTCTCACCTATTATTTATGCTGAAAACTGGCTTGCCAAATACAGAAGTTTGTTTGAACAAATAAAAGCTTCAGGCATAGACACCAAGTGTGAATGTATCTTCTTAACCCATAACATCCACCAGCATGAGCGTAACTCTCAGCCTGTCCGTAATTTAATATGGCGTCCTGATATACAAGAAGCTAAAGACTCTCAGTATGCTCCTGATAATATCCGTTACAAGTGGCAGATTAAACAACAGATGATACAAGACTTTACCAACCTGTACTCAGAATTCTTTAACCCGGCTGGTATCCGATACATTTTTTAACTCTTTCCAAAATGGAAACAACTCAAACTATAAAACAACAGACACCCGTAGAACGCTTGGCTGATTATATCCGGTCTCGTTATGAAACTAACCAGGTTTTTGAAAACCTAGTGGACAATCTTATAGAAAAAGAAAAAAGAAATATCATAGAAGCCATCATCTACGCTTTAGATGAAGATGGGCATACTGGTGATTGGAAAATCAAGTTTGCTAAAGACTACTATACCAAACATTATGAAAAAACTATACAAATATCTTAAGTGGTTAGAAGAGTATAGACTCACTCTTATGGAAAGAACAGGTAGAGGTTATTAAATCTTACGTTATGAAAATACTCCACATATCAGACACTCATGGTTTTCACGGAATGTTCCCTGACGAACGCTTTAAAGATATAGATGTAGTCATACACTCTGGTGACTGCTCTAACTGGAGAGATCCGTATCGTAATGAGCCTGAAGTGAGAAACTTCATTGAGTGGTATAAGAATGTACAGGTCAAGCATAAGATCTATGTAGCAGGTAATCATGATACATCTATTGAAAGACGTATGGTTACTCCTGGAGACTTTGCAGCAGCTGGTATCATCTACTTGGAAAACGAAGCAACTATTATTGACGGTATCAAGTTTTGGGGCTCTCCTATCACACCTACGTTTAATGATTGGGCTTTCATGAAAAAGCGGGAGAAAATCAATCTTGTTTGGCAGATGATACCAGAAGATACAGACGTACTTATTACACATGGTCCACCTAAAGGTGTCAGAGATTTATCTTTTGACAGATATGGTGAGTTAGAAATGTGTGGCTGCTCAGCTCTCATGAAACGTTGCTATGCTCTAAAAGATACACTAAAACTAGTATGCTTTGGGCATATCCATAATATGGACGGTGTTGACACAAATCAAGGAGTATCTCATTACTCTCGTGTTGATACAATCTACTCCAATGGTGCATGTGTATATGACGGTAAATATGACCTTGGACTTACTTCTCACGGAAACATCATTACATTATGAATTACAAATCTCTTCCTGAACAGCTTACTTCTTGGATCTATGGTAAAAAGTCCAAAAAGAAAAGCAAGAAAACAAAAACTAGTCCCTGGGCAAAAAAGCATCCCGGGTTGCGTAAACTAAAAATAACAATAGAAGATTATAACAATCTGTATGGAAAAGATAAATAGACGAAACATCAGTGGCATCTACATCTTCCACAAGTTTGATGAAGATGAAAGACGTGAACCCACATGCTTTGAAGACTGCCCCGAATCTAAACAAGATGAGTGGCTTAATTCCCTTGACGCTGAAGGTGTCAAGAACCTAGCTAAAATGTTAGGTAATACAATTAGATCTATTGCAGACCAATTAGACTTATATGGAAACTAGACCTCGTATTTCAAAGACAGAAGAGCTGTTTATCTTTTACAAAAGAGGCACAGCAGGCAGCGGGTTCACCGCACTTATAGACGCTATATTCAAACTTGATAGACCTAACCGGGCTAAAATAGCTCTGGGTTATCCTGAACTAGTTGAGGTTTGTAATCGGTACAATGACGAAACAGGGTACTGGGAAGATCTTCAACAAAGATTTAAAGAAACTGCTCATGCTATAAATTTCTAAATCTAAATGTTATGAAAGACTGTTGTGTTATCTGTAGTAACGAAACCCTCTATGATTTTACGGACCACATTGATATGCGGTACGGATACATAGAAGGTCTTGGTCAGCTATGTATAGACTGCTTTACTGGAAAAAGTAAATCTGTTCAGATACCAATTAAGTTGGTAAAAGACACACCAAATGATATGGAACTTGGAAACAAAGTCCGTAGAATGTACTGGGAAAATGGGGAACATTAAGTTCTCCATTTTCTTTTTGTAGACTTTGGAAAGTTCTCTAACTTTACAAAACCTAACCCCCTATAACAAATGTTGCAAAGAATAAGTGTGAACCAGACGGGTGATAATACTTGTATAAAAGTTTATAACCCTGCAGAACAAAAGTTAATAGCTGTATTTGAAAACTATAAAAAAGCTGGTAATAAACTAGGAATTAGTGCTGCCCTTGTACAACATGCCTGTGTAAAAAAAGGTAGAGCGTACTGCCCTCTTATTGGTATGGAAGTAGCATTAAGATTATCTGCTATTAAAGAAGGAGATGATGACCGGATTTCTATTTGTAATAAAAAAACTCTCTTATGAAAAAGTATGATTGGGTAACATCAGTTACGTGGTCATCAATACTGCTTATATCATCAGCAGTATGGTACTACATGCTTACTTGTATAATCTATAAACTATGAAAGTATCTTTTGATTTTGACGGCACCCTGGAGTTTCAAAATGTCCAGAAATATGCCAAGCAGCTTCTTGAACAAGGAGTTGAAGTGTGGGTGGTTACCACCAGGTGGGATGAAAACCACAAACATAAATACCCCATGAACGCCACACTGGACGATCTCTGGGAAGTAGTTGACAGAATAGGTATACCAAGACATCAGGTAAGGTTTACCTGCATGGAGTGGAAGCACACTTATCTAAAAGGGACCAACTTTATTTGGCACCTTGATGACAATGAAACAGAGTTTGATCATGCTAGAAAAAATCAATGCAACGTACCCATGGTATCTGTAGACATGAACGGCTGGCAAGATAAATGTGATAGGTTACTAGAAGAGCGTATAAATCAAAATCAAACTACTGCATCATGACTATGAAACGATTATCTACAGGATTATTTATCCTATTTGGAGCTGCGGCTGCTTATGATTATTACAACTGTGGCACTACAGCAGCTGCCTGGGGCGTACTAGCTATCACAGCTTTTGGCTTCTGGATGGAAAGCACTATTAAAGAACATCTTAAAAAACAGTAATGAGTAACACTGTAGAACTGTTAGGATACTACGGAGGAGACAAAGAACATGCAATGAGTGCATGGACTTCTACCAGCCGTGATTACAAAAGCAAGAAAGAACGCATGCCAGGTTTGCTAAAAATGTTAGCATCAGAGGGACATCACACTCCCTTTGAAAAGAGTACGTTGCATTTTCTGGTCAACACAGACATTGCTACGCACATCCACCTCATTAAACACAGGGTGGGTGTATCGGTCAACGCTGAGTCAGCTCGATATAAAGAGCTCAAGGAAGATAAGTTTTATATTCCTGAAGACTGGACATTAGTAAGCAGATTTGATGACGTCTATTTGAATGATGATGACGCAGAACCTACTACAGCACTTAATAAAACTCGGTGCTATGAATATGATAGTGCATTAAACGCACTTCTTGAAGATGCTGATAGTTCAGAACAAAGTGAAACGTGGCATGGACTATTAGAAGCATATACTAAACTAGGTAACAAATTGTACCATGCTGCTCTTGAAGATTTAACACCTGTTTTGGGACGCAAGCGTGCTAAAGAGTCCGCCAGATTCTTTAAGACCTACAACTCTCAGATTTGTGCTGATGTACAGTTTAACTTCCGCAGCTTTATGCATTTCCAGGGTTTACGCAACTCTGAGCATGCTCAATTGGAAGTTAGAGAAGTAGCTCAGCAAATGCTGAAGCTTGTACAAGACATCCCAGGTAATCCATTTATACAATCACTTAAAGCTTTTGGTTATGATTCTCAGTGACAAGACTATTCTACAAGAGATAGCAGCAGGTAATATTGTAATTGATCCACTCAATCTTGCACATGTAAACCCAAACAGTGTAGACTTAACGTTGGCTCCAGAGTTTAAACGTTATGCTCCTGGTGTACTAGATCCTCGTAAACCCTCAGAAATTTATTCATTTAAGATACCTGAAGAAGGTATGGTCATTGCACCTGGTGATGTATATCTCTATGCATGTAACGAACGCATTGGTGTAAAGAATAACATCCGTGCTAAGGTAGAAGGTAAATCATCATTAGGAAGACTAGGACTGTTTATTCACGTTACGGCGGGTTTTATAGACACTGGTTTTGAAGGAAGCCTGGTCCTGGAACTAGTAGCTACACGTGCTATCAAGCTTTATCCTAATATGAAAATCTGCCAGGTAGAGTTTGCCCGGGTAGAAGGAGAAATACTAGAAACCTATGACAAGAAATCAGGAAGTAAATATCACGGACAGACCGGTGTTCAAGAATCAAAGTATCATGAAAACTTCAAGTGATTACTACGAAGAAGATGGTAAAATAGTTCTGACAGCAGACTTCCACATCAAACGTGGAAGCTGCTGCGGAAAGGTGTGCCGTCATTGTCCATATACTAAACCTCACACTAAAGGAAACAAAACCCTTGAAAAAATGAAAAGAGCTCTGTATTTAGATGACGTTCGTACACCTACCACTACGATCAACGGTTACGAACCGTGGTATGTTGTAAGAAACTACGAAGAGTTTGTAGGATGGATTACAGAGAACGGTATACCGGATCTAATATCCTTTGACCATGACCTAGCTGAAGAACATGTAGAAGACTACTTCAGTCAGTTAGCTCTTAATGGATTCCAGTATCCAACATATGAAAAATATGTAGAGAAGACTGGGCTTGACTGTGCCCGCTGGCTGGCAGAATATGTCCAGAATAACAATGCAGTGCTAAAGTCTGTATGTGTACACTCACACAATCCTGTGGGTGCAACTAACATACAGAGCTTTATCAACGGCCTGAAAAAACATATGGGATGGGAGCAAGATTGCTACCTAGGTCGTCATCCCTTTACAACCGAAAAATAAAATAAATGTTTGAAGTAAAAGTGATACTGATCAGTTCCTCAGAAATGTTATTTGGAACAATGCTCGACACAGGAGAAATGGAAGTAGAAGAAAGTATGTGGGTAAAGTTTACCAGGTTCCGTTTAGGACTGATATTCTTTACCCTTGACTTTACTTACTTTACTCCTAAGTTTTAAGTTACTTACGTCCAAACTCCATCTTTCTTAAGGCAGTTACCGGGTCTACCTGAGATCCGGTAACTCCAAAGATGTCAGCTACGTCATTTAACAGTTTTGGCTGTCCCTCTTTTTGGAACCAGTAAGGACCAGCATCTCTTTTATAATAACCAGCTGGGTTATCACTTAGAAACTGACTTGTGTGATCCAAGAATTCCAAAGGTTTCTTAATCGTAGTACCATACAGTGTTCTAGGATCTAATATAGCACCTGATGTACTTTTGAGTACCTTCCAGTTTCTTCCTAATGTTGTTGGACCCCATGAGCCAAATGATTCTACTTCAGAAAGAGTACCCAGTGTAGCAACTAACCCATGGTTAAACAACCAACCACCGAAGTTAAAGTCATCTTGATTTAAAGCACCACTTCGTTTTCTCATCTTTTCAAACCTGTCTTCATCACCTTCTTCGTATCCAAAGACAGATGAAAGTATTATTAAAATAGCCATCTGATGAGTTATGTCTGATGCAAACTTCAGCATGTTTCTCTTTTGTTCATCTGTTGTCCACTGCATGCTAGATGTACCATATTTCATGATATCTCTTGCCACCTGTATTACGGAGGTATAATAACCTGTACTAACCCCGCCAAGTGCTGCACTAGGACGTGTGACCGCAACTCTGTTCATCAGCATTGATGTAAAGTAACGTTTTAAGAACATGGCTATAGACATGAGAGCATAACGCTGTGCTTCAGGCTGGTCCATACGTGCGTATGTACCATTAAGTCTATTACCTAACTCGTGTATCCTGTTCTTAACTTCATTGAACTTTTTACCACCTGGTGCATACTCTTTGTCTATACCAGACTTAAGTTCTATCTGACCATTTACAACTTCAAATGCATCTATATAGTCTATCTCTTTAGGTTTACCATCAACTATCTGCTCTACCTTTACATGATGCATTACACCGCTAAAGAGTTCAACAACAGTTTCTATTTCTAACCACTTTCTTGGAGACATCATAAAACTCAGACTGGCTGCATCTGATGCCAAAGAACGACCAAACTGTCCACCCATATCAGTTGCAGAACCATCACCTAATGTTGTATTAAGTACCTCTTGTGTAGGATCAAAAATCTGCAACAGCTGCGTATCCAAAGAACGGTTGCCTGTCTTGTATAGTTGTGAAGAATATATTGAGAGCATCTTGAAAGCACGAAACTTACCACGCCGATAGCTGTTCCAGTTTATATATCTACCACTGCTGGCTTCATTCTGCAGCTGAACAATAGCACTTTGTCTGTTTTTGATAGCTGAAGGTAAGATGTTCATTGAAAACATTCCAAAGCTAGCTAACTTAAGTAAGGCATTTATACTCTTCAAAGCAATAGGTGTATCACTTAACCAGCCTGTTTTAGTCTTACCTTCAAACTCTCTTTCATATAAGTTACCAATTGCCTTAGCCCTAACACTAGCTCCTTTTTTAGAAAGATAAGATTTGACACCAGTCTTCTGATACTGCCATTTATTAATCTTACCCATTTCCTTAATAGCATTGTCTGGGCTGCCTACTGCTTTTTTCAAAGCTTGAGCAAAAGGATTAAGCTCAATAAGTTTTTTCTGCTTTAGACCAGAGTGCATATATCTAAGCATGCTGTCTGCTATATTCATAGACACCTGCCCTGGATCCAGAGCATAGAGACCAGTGATAGGTACCTTGTTGATTTCTTCATCAAACATGTCTGCATAAATCAGCTGCTCAGGCTTAAAGTTTAATCCATCCTGAACATCATCTGGAGCTTTAGCAAAATACTGTTTTACACGTGTAGCCCATTCATAAAACTTATTACCGGTCTTACTAGCCTGCAATGATTCCAAAGCAGGTTTACGGTAACGTGGTATTTGCATATACAATTTACTTTCACGAGCTAATCCTTCCTGGAACTTAAGATGATATTCTTTCATCTTTTCCAGTACAGCAAATGCTGCTGGATCTTCACGGCGTAGTTTTTCATAATCAGGATTGTAATACCTGTCATCTACAGCTCCTTCTTCTAAAGACTTAGGTAGCCAGTTACCACGGTTATCTATAGTCTTACCCACTTCACGCTTTGTACGGAATTCTTTCTTTACACCACGGTAGAAATAAGAAAGGTTTGGTTTACCCATAATCACTTCACCGCTGGATAATGTGATCTTTTCGTAATGATCAGGGTTGTTAGGACGTGTACGGTTCCATATAAAAAGACGCTCATATACAATCTTGGTGTCATTAATACTTTTATCAAACACCTCTTTAGCTATATGATTATCTTTAAACCATTGCTCAAACTCAGGAGACTCTTTGAACAGCTCAACATAAGATGCAGGATCTAATAATGTAGAGGCAGAGTCGTTATCTACAGGAGCTCTGCCCATCTTACCTAAGTAGTTATTTATAATATCTACATAGTAATCCGTAGCTTCCTTACTCTGAAGATCACCTAGCTTAGAATAAAGAGCTTGCATTTCAGTTTTAGTAAACTTATCTACGCCAAGGCTATTCTTACGTTCAATAAGCTCATCCATTCTTCCACGCTCCTCTTGAGAAAGCTTTTCACGAGCTACAATCTTTTGGAAGTAACCAGAAAGTTCATCCATTTCTTCTCTGGTAAGACCAGAGAAACCTGCCATAGAGTTACGTTTAGCAAGAGCTGCCTCTTGTAACTGACGTACTTTCTTTTTACTATTCTCAGATATATCTGTACCAATCACCTGACCGTCCTGGTCACGAAACCCGGTTGCTATATCAAGCATACCTTCCATTTCTTCTGAAGAGTCAACAGCTTTACGTATTTCAGGACTGAGACCGGCCATTAATTCGTTAAGATCTGCTAACACTTTATTACGTTCTTCAAAAAACTCTGGAGTGTAAGCTATAACTGTATTGTTCTTAATCCACTTATCACGTTTTTCCTTATACTCATCTGACTTCTCATCTACACCATTGTCTACAAGACTCTGCTCAAAACGCTTTAAGTTAGATTCAAATAAACCCTGTATAGGAACCCATTCAAAAAAGTCTCTTGATGCTTTACGATACTCTTTTTCAATCTTAGCCAGCTCCAGATCACGACCTGTTTTTGGATTACCATTAAGATCAGTGAGAGAAGCAAGCTGAGAATACTCTCTCCAAAGAATCTTTTTCTCTTCTGCAATAAAGTCAAGTGCATCATCATCATAGTTCATAGCATCCAGTTCTTGAATCTGGTTAAGCAAGATCTGCTTACGCCTGTATGCCTCACGACCCATCTCAGAATCATAGATCTTCTCACGCTCATAGTACTCAGGTACATACTCCTGGTGGAAATAATCTCTACGTAACTTACGCATTTCTTTGAGCTTCTGATCAGCCAAAGTCTGGTCACCATCAGCTACTGCCTGGTCATAATCATATTTAAGTTGGGCAGAGTCAGCAGTGAAGTTATTAAACTTATCTTTAAAAGACCACACCTCTTTAGTAGCAAAATTACCTTTCTCATCTATGTAAGGAACTTTTTCTAGGCTAACTATTTTACCCATCAGCTCAGAATAGTTTCTACGACTATAACCAGCTGCGTTCAATAATGGGTCAAGATCACGTACAAAATCATTTATATTACGTTGGGCTTTGGCATCTACGTCATTATATGCATTCTTAATAAACATAGCAAAACCTCCCACAATAGGATCTGGTGAGTTTGTATATGCTTCTAAAAATGCAGAGTAACTATTAGTGTCACCAAGTTTACCTGTCAGCATATCTTTAAGTTTTTCCTTATCAATACGCATCTTTTCATACTTTGCCTTCACTTCATCTATCTTAGCTTTAGGAGCATTCTTGGCTACAAGAGCATCTATTTCTGCAGTGTACATCCTATCAATCTCTTTAGCCAATGGTTCTAAAGCCTCGTATATAACATCGTTTACATTATCACTATAGATCTTGTTAATGATCCTTTCTGTCTGAGCAACTGTATTTTGAACACCAGATACCACTCTTCCAAATTCTGTATTTGGATTAAGACCTGCATCAGCTAAACGGTCAACGGTTTCATTAATAAACTTATCCCAGTTACGTACAAGAAGATCATAGTAAAATATGTTCCCTATCACCTCTTTAGAATCACCTTGTTTAGCCAACTCACGGACGTGATTTAGAATACTGTCACTCAGTTTCTGCAAACGAAGCATAGAGTGTACAAAACTTTGGGTAGTCTTAGCCCTTATTGTAAGATCGTCAAAGATGTCAGCAAGTCTTTCATCTATCTCAGAGTTAGAAAGCGTAGACTTCAGTTCTTGTAACTGACCCCTACCGGTTTCATCTACCAAGAACTTACGGGCTTCGTTGTAGTTCTTGTTTTCACGTATACGTCTAATGTGATTAGACACTACATCATAAAAACGTTTTACAGAATTAGACACTCCGCTATATTCTACAGCATTAAGCTCATTCATAAAGTTACTGATATCACGGATATAATCTACCATGTCAGCTTCTGTAACAATATCAGTTGAGATGTTGAATTTATTTCCTCTGAGCATCTCAGCCAGTTCTGCCAATGAAGTGTCAGTAGATAGCTTGTCTATATTTATAGAAGTACCAAATACCTTACGGAACATTTGCTTTAGGGCAAATATCATCTTCTTAATAAATTCACTAAACCCAACACTATCTTTTACACCATTTATCTGATTCTGAGCTTTAGCCGTTAATCCTCTAACAATAACTTCCTCCCTGAACTTCTGATCTGTCTCATTAACCTCAGGATATAACGCCTGTACACCAGCAATAATACTTTGTCCTTCTGGAGTAGAAGCAAGTTGGTTGTAAAGATTATTAAACAGTGTAGGATTCTGAACTGCAACAGCAGCTATAAGTGGGTGAGAAAACTCATGTAGGACATTCTCTGTAGAAAAACCACCGTCTACAAAATACACCTGACCATTAAAAAAGAAAGCTTTTTCTCCTCTCCATGGATTAGATGCATTAGCAGTTATCTCGGCAGCTTGTGCTGCAGTAACCATAGTGTAAGGAACACCTAGGTTCTCAGCTATGGTATCAGCCATAGTGCGGACAATATTTTGTCCTACCTCTATCTTCTGAGCTTGTTCTGTAGGTAATGTTGGCTCACTAACAACAGGATTAGTTAACTGAGAAAGGATTACATCCCCTGTTCTATCTTCTTGTCTAAATCCTTCAGTATCTCTTTGATCTCCTTGATCTCTTCTTTGGACATCTTGTCCTGCTGATACATTGCCAACATTCCTTGAAACGTTCCCTTCACCGACTCTAGAGAGCTCGTTTCCTTCAAAGCTTTTTGATAGATTTCTTGTAGAGGACTTGTCATATTCATATTTTAGTTTTTTATATGTATCAAAATGTTTCTTGTATACAGAACGCATTAACCCCTCAAAGTAGGGATACTTGCCTGTGGCATATATGTTACCATATAATTTAGCAAGAGCTGTTGTAAAGCTAGCACCTTCACCCGACACTGTAGTGTGATTAATTTCGTGGATGATGATATGGGTCATAAGACCAGTAGCTGCTTCTGCACTTTCTATGTTAAAAGACAATGGGTTAATAAAAATAGCATCAATAACCTTACTAACATGCACACCGCCATAACTCTTATCTATAGAAACACCTGCAAAAAACTTACGGTCTGTACCTGAAAGTTTTTCATACTGGTAACCCAATTCTTTACCAGCAAATCTTACCATATCATAGACTACAGAGCCAAAGTCACTAAAAAACTCAATAGCTCCTGGTACGGCCAGGTAATCAAAGTTAGTATTGTTATGATACTGAGGCTCATTTTCTTTAAAACCGCTGGTGTCTACAGTGTTTTTACCAAGTTCAATATCTTTATCAGCTTTAAAGCTAGAACCATATTTTTTCTCACGCTCTACTTCTACCTGATCACCTGTCTCTTCATCCTTTACGCTATTACCAGTAATAACAAGCCTAGTTTTCTTGCGTGGTAATACGTCTTTGTACTTCTCATTTAGTCTCTTACGTTCAGCAATAGCATCATCCACCTCTTTATAAATCTTCTCTCTTTCTTCAGGAGTAAGTATCTTGTTTGGATCAGTCTTAGGTAGAGCACGGATGTTCTTAAATACATCTGCTGCGTCTTTTTCTGCCTCACCGGCTGCATACTTTCGTAGATATGCATACAAGCTGTTAATGTCTTCGGTGACAGTGTTTTTAAAATCTTCTCTTTGATTATTGAAAGGATACTGCTCAGCAGTAGATCCAACAGACGGTTTAATGTTTATTACTATATTGTAAGGAATAGGCTCATAGTCTCTAAATTCAATACGTTTACTAAACTGAAAGAGTCCAGAAGAAAGTACCTCATGTCTTGGACTTTCTGTCTTCTCTTCTCCTACATATACTTCTGCTTCACCCCATGCAAACTTTACATTAGAGAGCAGTGGTGGTAGTACTTCTTTAGAAATGTTTGCACCAATAGGTAACACTTGATTTTTTGTACTATTTCTCTTAGTTACATTCACACTGACATTCAAATTACCAATAAGTGGACGAGTTAAAATGTCAAATCTGTCTACAGGATTAGATGCATACTCACCTGGGAAATCAATAGATCTGGTAGTTCCTTCAGGAGTAGTATAACTCTCAGGTATCTTAACCTTTACAAACGTACCATTAGGTTCAGATGTAGGTTCAGTACGGATCTGAAAGTCATCATTATATAGTTCAAGATTAGTAGCTTTTATAGAAGTCTTTATACCGTCTCGAACGGTAGCTACTTCTACATACTCACTACCTAATAAAAATTGCACTTTAGCCAAACCAAAACCTCCAGAACGCTCACCTTCAGAAAGTCCTTCTTTATTAGTACCACCTATAGAAAGAAATGCACTCTTTACAATGTCAGGTGTCATACCAATACCATCATCTTTTATAGATATAGTACGCTCATCATAGTTAACATCAAGAGTGATATTACCCGGAGCGGCTGTATTTACAACCTGGGTACTTGGTTTAAAGTTTTGAATTTTTTGCTCTAAATCCTGCCTTCTATTAAACAATTCATTGACTTTCCATGGATCACCTGTAAGTACCTCACCTTGATCATCAAATGTAATCTTTTTACTTTCAGCAGACATGTCTACCATCACTTTATTAAACTCCCTGATAAGAGCTTGCTTTTGCTCCTGTGGATTACCAACTACAGTTTCTTTCTTACTAAGATTCTGTACGGTCTTAATGGCATCAAATGAGTTTTGTAACAACTCCTTTACTGCAACTTGTGCCAAAGGTTTGTTATACATAGTAGGACCAAGCAGCATAAGTAACTGCTTCTTGTTTACACCAATCTGTCCTTGTTCTACAGAACCTTCTCTGTTATACATGACATATTCTTTGGCAGTAGGAATGCTCCCATTACCAATGGTCATATAAGCACGGAAAGCTTCTTTCTCTCCGAGCTGTTCAACGAGACTAGTCCACTCTACTGAATTTTTGTTAGGGCAGGTTAACATAGGGTATGTTCTTTATATTATTCTCCAAAGCATTTCTTCATAAACTCATCCACCATCTCATCGGTGATGTCTTGGTTAGACTGCATTTGCTTACGTAAAGCAGCATCTGTTTCTGATCCAGGCATTACATAGTTAAGACGCTTGTACAGCTCTAATACCATATAGTTCTTTGTACGTGGAGCAGCAGCCAACATGTCTTTACCATTTACCACTGTCAGTCCTTGTTCAGGAAAAGCTACTTCATTACCATTTTCATATTGTGTTTCTATAGCAGTAATAGCATCATTAATCATCTTAGCATTTTCTTCAAAAGTCTCATCACTAAGAACTTTCTTACCGTCCTGAGTAATTGGAAAGCTAATACTGTTGTTAGCTTTCTGCATTACACCAAATACATCTTTGCTATCTTTAAAGTTTGGATATACAAGCATTATACTGCTATTTTTTTCTAACAATGCCTTAGCACTGCCTGCTCCGGCTATTGAAGGATATACAAACAGTCCTTGGATATTCTTAGTTAGTTGTGTTCCATCAGTTGAACTTGTACTAACTGATGACACATCCGGTGTATACAAATAGTTACGAAATCTCTGACGAGTAGAAGAATTAGAAGTATTCCATATATCTGTAAACCGTTTAAAGTAGTCATTTAACAACTTAGACTTATCCTTCATTTCTGTAATCTCTTTCAAAGGTTCAGCCATAAGTTTAAGCAAAGTATCTTTTGGTAAAATGGAAGCTAAGTTATTAGAGCTTTTTGTAGCACCGGCTCTAATGTATTCAGCTACAATCATTCTGTTAAAGAACCTACTAATCTCAGCGTTCTGTACAGGGTTTTCCACTTTTACAGTCATTGGATCAGCTAGACGTACCAAGTTTTCATGGAGTACATTTGCAAGATCTTTGTCTGTACGGGAAGAAGTAAGCTTCAGAGTCTTAAGTTTCTTATTGTTTGACTGAACAACATTACCTTCAGAATCAGCTTTAGCTCCTTCATTTACATAACCCAGCTGATCAAATATCATATATTGTTCAGCCAGCTGTGGATACTTAGCTTTAATAGCCAGGAACTGGTCAGCTATACTAACACCAGGAGCCTTAAGCATATGATAAAAGTTAAAACTAAGTTCTAGAGCTCGAGTTGCTAGCTTTTGTTCATAAACTTCTCTTGACTCATTACCAACAGGTGTAATAGACCTAAGATGCTCACGCTCCATTACAAAGTGAATATACTCCTGTAAGTTCTGGTAGTTACCACCCATGTTAAAAGTTTCAGCGTCAACAGTAGCCAAGCCCTGAGATTTGTAACCTTGACCAGCAAATGCTTTAGTATTAAAATCAGACTCTATCTGGTTAAAGTCTAAGTACATCACTCCATCTTTTACAAAAGCACCTTGGCGTAACTGGACATTTTTAACCGGCAAAGCCTGCTTTACAGAAAGTCCTTTATACTCTTTAATGTTGTTAATATCTACCCCTTTCAGATAGTTCTGTAAGAGATACATTGGAAGGTCATTATGAAAAGTAGCTACAAACTTTTCAGCAATTGGAAAAGCAGTAGCAAAAGATCTTGACTTTACTTTACTCAATAAAAAAGAGTTTATCTGAGCGTCACCCCTCAGTTGCATAAGAGGTTTAAGTATACCCAACTGAAACTTTTGAACCAAGAAGGAACTAATTGGAGAATCTGTAAGAATCTTATCCTTCATATTTTCTGGTACTGCATCTACATACTCTAGTCCTTCAATCTTATCAAGACGCTCAGTTGCAGCAAACAAACTTTTAGAAGGAGCTGTATCTACGTTAACAGTGAGCTTGATGTTAGTCAGTTGCTTAGTAACTTCTTCTAGTTCTATAAAATGCAGTAATCCTGCAATAGCTTCAGGACTATTTCTGTCCTTAGACTTGATCACTTTTTCTAAAGAAGCTACATCATAGGTCCTGTTTTTATTAAAGTTTTCTATAGCTTTATACAGCAGATCGTTGGTAAGGTTTCCATCTTTGGTTAAAGCACCGATACCCAAACGAGTATAGAAATCTTTCTTGATACCAAATTTTCTCAAGCCTTTTTGTGAGCTAGCCTGATTCTCAGGATTAGCTGCATTGTAAAACGGAGACTCCACCTTGTACATCTCCTTGATATAGTCTACCACTAAAGGCTGTGATACAAAATAAGCTGCTGTACGGAAATCTACACCTGCTTCAAGCATAAACAACAACACCGGACCGGCTATGTTATTACCGTTGATGTTAAAAATCCAGGCGTCTTTTTCAATGTCCACCCATCCGTTCATCAACTGACCAATAAGGTCACTCACCTTGTCCATAGTTACTGTGTTGATATCAGAAAGAGATATATACTCTTCCCCTTTCTCAGTCATTGTATTATGCTTCATCCTGATATTAATAGGACGAACCTGTGGTTTTTTGCTTAAATCTATCTGACCGGTTTCTTTGTTAAAGTTGTAGTGTGTGTATGTCTTTTCAAGACGGGCACCCACTCTTTTAAATATAGAAGAGTAAGCATTATCCACGGCACCAATACCTAGAGTCTTCTTACCTATGTTGGTACGATCATGCACGAACATGTTGTAACGTGGCTCAAGTACACGAGTTGGAGAAATAACCTTAGTTTCTTTACCTTTTATTATAGCGGTACGCGGCTTGCCAGTCTTAACAGCAAAAGGATCGTATCCCTGAATGTTTTCACTAGCCAGTTCATCAGCTACACCTTTAACAAGGTCGGTATTGTTTGGACGTATAAGAGCATCAAAGTTGTCAGGGTGTTCAAGGATCTCACGGATCTTTTCTACCACTTTATTTTCTGATGATTTAAGTCCTTTACCTTTTATGTATGTAGGCAGTTCATCAGTTGCTTCCTGTAAAAGAACCTTGTATACTTTCTGCTCGTCTTCAGTGAGCTCGTAAACAGAAAAGTCATTCTCTGCAGCATCTAGGATAATGTTAATGTTATCCATGCTAAAATCAAGATCCGGATACTTAGTTGACAGCTCTTTTATCTTACCCTTACTCTTGTCTCTGTTAATCTTAATACCAATGTTTGGTTGGAAAATTGTAAGTTTATCAATGTCAAAGTCAGCACCAGACTTGGCTACGATTTCTGCAGGAGGAACAATGATAGACCCGGCTTCTTCAGGCAGGAACTCATACACCTCCATGAACTCCATGGAGTTTAATCCCTGTACGGGAATACGTACACCCACCATAGTGATCATCTTACGGTTATCACCTTTGTCTAGCCACTGGTCATCTTTGATCATCTCGTTAAGACGCTCACGGGTGCCGATCTTCTGGCCGTCATTGTGTTTCAGGTTAAGAAGTTTATAGTAATCACCCTTCAGAGAGATCTTCACCTTCATTGCGGTGGTCTTACCGCGTTTACCATTTTTATCTTTTTCACCAGGACGGTAAGTAGGTAGGTCGTTAGTACCACGATATTTCTTGATTTCTTCTTCTGAAGGATTGGTATAACGGTTACGAGATTCAAAACCGGCACCAGATACCTGGACCAACATCTCACCATTCATCTTTTGTTTGACTAAACGCTTTACAACTATATTGTTTAGCATCTTCTCAATCTTCTCAGCGTTTAGTGAAAAGCTAAGATCTGTAAAGCTTCCTGATTCCAAGCTCTCTCGTACAAAGTCAATCTCATGTTCTGGCAATTCCAAACGCTCCATTTCACGAGCTACAAACTCTAAAAGACTACGCATACTACCAGTAAGTTCCCCAGATGCATTCTCTTTCCAGCCAACTTGCTTTAAGAGTTCCTGCTTCTTATACTCCTGCATCTCTTCCAGCAAACCTTCGAAGTCTTTTACCAGTTTATCAAAGTCACCGGTAAGGGCAAAACCCTGTTTAAAAGTATCATTGATAATCAGCTTTCTAAGCTGCGTAGAAAATACAGTCTTATTTTTCCATGTAGACTGGATGTCGACTTGGTCTTTTAAATACTGTATAAAAATGTCATTAGGAGTGTAAGTAGGTTCACCCTCGTTCCATGGTTTTACAACACGGTTGTTGTAGTCATCATTCTCATATAAAGAGTCAGGCTTTCCATTAGAAGTGATAGTAGCTAGCTTTGATCCAGATTCAAACAATGCATAATCTACACCCTGCTTAACAAGGTTATCATGAAACACTTCCATGTTAGTTCCTTTTACCAGACTTGGGATAAGTGGTACCAAAGAGAATTTATGGAATCCTTGTACATGTAGTTTCTCAGTCTTTACAGGACCAGCGTATTGGAACTTCTTGGTTGGGAAGAACTCAGTGATCTCAGCAGGATCTACTTGCTCACCAGCAATAATTCTATTGTAAAGATCATTCTGTTTTTCAGACCATGCACCTTCTAGTATAGAAAGTATTCTGTATGCATCAAAAGTAATCCAGCCCTGACCATCACCTTCTGTCATTTTCTCATATGGTTCAAGAATCTTAATGGCTTCCTCTTTACTATATTTTTCTGTAAGAGCTTCTAAGTATTCTTTATAATAAACAGACGGTACATTATTATCTTTAAAGACCGCTGTTCTGATTGTACCATCGAAGCTTCTTTCGTTGGCACCAATAGCACGGGCATAACCACGACCTAGGTTGTTTATAAACTGATTAACAGCTTCATCACTGGCAAAGATCCTACCAGTAGAACCAATAGACGCATTACGTTTATGAAACTCTTCTTTGTTATGATTATATAAAGCTAGATCTCCATAAAAAAGAGACACCATTTCCATATTGTGAATCAGAGCATTAACCGTAAATGCCTTGATAGCTACATCCTGCAGCATTGCTGTCTGGTCTTCACCTACAGCTACAGAAACGTCTTTACGTATATAAGAAGCTATATCTTTTCCATCTCTTGAGCTGTGTAAAAGCTCAGGAGAAATAAAAGGCATTTCCTGGAAAAACTTCATATTTTCCTCAAACAGTCCGTTTAGATATACACGGATATCATCTGTAATCTTTTGTTTGATCTCGGGTGCATTAATAACTGATAAAGAGTCATCAGCATTAGCCATTTTTTTAAGCTGCTCCTTAGTATTGATTAAAATGTCATCAAACATCATAAACTCTTGACCACGCTCGTTAAATCCTGGGATGTTTGGAACCTGTCCTTGTTTGATGATAGCCATACGCTCCATCTCAGCTGCAATCTTTGGTAAAAGAAGGTCTACACTATGACTTAACCAATTACCTTTTGCACCACCTTCTTTCTCATAAAAATGACCAGGGCTGATATAAAGATGACGGGTATCCTTTGTATTAAATGGAGAGTTAATCTTAGATACGCTTATGCCATAAGCAGTTGACTTAGATGCATGCCTTGGTAGTTCCATTATACCTTGCCCAAGCATAGTATGAATGTCAAACAAAAACTTAGATGCTGGATCTAGGTTAGTAGTTTTAATACCAGACTGAACACTTTGTCCACCAGCTATTGTTTCTATAACACTCTTAATACCATCTAGGTTAACAATGTTCATAGTCACAAAACCACTGGACAAGTTAGTTCCATCAGCAATACGCTTATTTTTATTAGCCATATCTACTAACTTACCACTTGGTATACTAAACATAGAGTTTAGCAGTATTGCGTACTTTGCGTGAGGATTTCTACGAAAGTCTAAATGTTGCAAATGGGCATATTGAACTAGCCCTCTTTTTTTAGTCGGATTATCTTTATCAAGGCTATCATCTTCATCAACACTATAATCTAACTCAGGATTATTTATATCGTTAAGCAACTTAGTAATAGAGTTATTTAAAGAAAGGTCGTATACAATGTCACCGTTTACGTTAGTAACAGCATTGTTAGTGTACTTACCGCTATCCTGTGCTTCTATAGATAGAATCTTATTTACATTGGAAGACTCACCTCCTTTAGGTCCTGCTTTACGTAGTGCGTTTATAGGGTTGGACGGCATCTGGTTTTTCTCTGCCATCCACTTTACAGCGTTGTACAGGAATCCAATAGACTTATAGTTATCTCTTATCTGTTCCCTAATAGCGTTATTATCTGTAAGGAAGAAACCTATGGATCTCAAAAACTGCAAAGCTTTTTCCTCATTAATAATAATATTGTCTTTACCAAATATTTGATAATATGGAAAGTCTTTAATAACCTGTTTAGTGTTCAGCTCATTACCAGCTGCAGACTTGTTAATATATGCACCACGGGGCATTCCCTGAAACTGTGATACAAATGTTTTTTCTACCTGGCGGAACTGGGGAGATACTTCTGAAAACTCAAAACTAAATCCACCTTCACTGTCAGATATCAAACGTCCTTCTTTAATAGGTACTCTGTATACAGAAAAGTCTCTAAAGAAGTTGATCCATATCTTCATGTATGGCCAGTTCTTAGTTTGTGTATGGTCCAACGGATTACGCATTCGGTCCACCAAGGCCTTTAGCTCAGGAAAACGTTGAGAAGCTTCTGATAACTTACCATACATCTGGTTAGTTGTATTAGAACCAGCCACTGTATTTATTACAATACTCCAGGTTTTGTTAAAGTCAACCAATTTGGGTACACCTAAAGCATTAAGTACAGGATTACCTTTCCTATCTACTTGAGGAAGACTTTTGATAAGATATACTATCTCGTTAGATGCAAGTTCACGTACAGAGAGTTCGTTACCCTTACGCTCAAAAGCGTTCTGTCCATACTCTTCACGCATCTGCTGTTCGGTCTTAGCCAGGGGATTTTCTGTGTCTTTAACTTCAGCAGCTTCTTCATTTACACTTTGGTCATACCCATCCATATCAACCACCCTGTCTTCAAATGTGAAGTAAGAGCTTCTTTTCTTATGGAAAGCAATGACACCAGTAGTTTGTTCACCCTTTGCCACCTTGGAGAAATCTCCCCAGTTTGCAAGAGCAAAGTCTAGAATACGTGCTGCAGCAGGTTTATCTACCAAATCTTCTCTCAGCTTTTCTAACTTATTTTTAATATCTATCTCATAAAGTGGACCTATTAACTCAGGCCTGGTAAATATTGATCCAATGCTAAATTTGTAATCAGAAAGTGTAGATGCTATTAAAGAGTCTATAGTTTCTACTAGTGTAATAGAATCCTGGTAGTTCAGTGACTCATCCACCTTTGGATCTACAGCCTCCATTCCTTTATTAAGAACACCAAACTGTACGTTCTTTATAGAAGGTGTATAATCATTGATGTCTCCTATATATAGTTTATCATATAGTTCTTGAATACCTTTAACAGCAGTACGGTCAGCAGCTATGTCTTTAAAGCTGTATCCGCTAAACAACTGCTTTAGAAAGTTCCATATCTTTCTAAAGAGGCTATTACGTACAGGACGTCCATTAATAACATTCTTACGGTCAGAGAGTACGTACTTTCTAAAGTCTTCTGCCATAAACTCTTCCAGCTGCATATCAGTGGCTGCACTAAACTTTACAGTGCGTCCGTCAGCAGTTTTAAAACTACCAGTAAGTTTACGGGCTTCATTATAAAGAGCTTTCTTCTGCTCTTTAGTTAAGAACATCTGTGAGAAAGCATGCCAACCCTCATGATAAAGATCTGTAAAGTTAGATCCGCTCCATAGTGTAATACCAGAAACAGTAAACTCAGCTAGTGCATTGGAGTTTACTACATTAAACATTACCTGAAAAGGAACAATCTTAGATAGTGGTGAGTTATTATACCACTTTTCAGCAGCATCAATCTGCTCTTTGGTAGCTGTACTATCAAGTAGTAAAGACTTTTTTAAAGAAAAGTCTGTACGGTCAAGCAATGCTTTAAACGCACTGACTGGGGTATCTGTAGGTGTAGACTGCTCTAAAGAAGAAGTTTGTTCTTTAGGCTGAACCTTTACCTCACCAAAAATCTTTTTCTGTGTTTCTGCAGTAGGGAATATAGTATTATAAGCATTAAGGCTTACTATCTTACCCTCCTCATTTTTAGCCAGGTTAGTATAAAAGTTATCAGCCAAAAAGTTATTATAACGCTCTGGCTGCAGTGTCACCTTACCATCCAGGTTAACCGGCATATTAAAAGTTGTACCAACTAAGTCTTTATTAATGTTTACAGTTTGAGTGTTCAGGTTTGTTACAAACTTGTCCTTGTTCTCAGCTGTCACCTCAAAGGTCTCTCCACCTTGTTTGATCATAAGCTTACCATCTATCTCAAAGATGTTTGTATCATTAGAGAAAGTAAACTGCTTTAGTGTTTTGATCTTGTCAATATTGGAAACGTCAGCGTTAAAGATCATATCAGCCAGGTTCGGTACTAGGCTAGGTATGTTCTGAAACTTAGGTCTGCGTATAAGAAGCGGAAACTCGTAATCTGGTACATTAAAATAAACACCCCCGTTAATAAGAATACCAGTTTCTTGGTTAGAAATCCAAGGTTTAAAACCTTCAGGTAGCTCAATAGAACTTATAGAATTTTTCTTAGAAAAGTCTTCCTTTACATAACCGTTCTTACCTGGACTAACAGAAAACAATAACACCTGACTTGGGTTAGATATAATAAACTGTCTTGATTTTTCCAAGACATCCATTTCCTGGTTACGTTCTTTAGTAAGTTCTTCCACTGTACCAAAACCTTTTCGTACAAGATCTGCTACAGTTTGTACACGACCCACCATACGCTGACCTGCCACTTGTCCTTTAGCCTCGTTGCTCTTAGACGGTGTATATGGTCTACGCATCTTTCCATAAGCAATGACACCCTTATCTTTTTCTACAGGAGTTCCCTGTTGGTCAAAGTATAAAATATTACCCTGCTTGTCAGAAAATACAAGATATGTTTCATCACCTTTATCCCTCTGCTCCATTTTCTGCTGAGCTGTTTTAGCAAACGGGGTTCCTGCAGCATCATCTGTAGAATAGTATTGTTTGTCTGCCTCTTGTAATTGATCAAATGGAATCATAGAAGCAGGTATCAATCTTAAGTAGATACCAGTTACATTACCCAGAGTTAGTTTATCAGCTGTAGGTCTGTTGTACTGACTCATCAGATTGTTGAGCTTCCTTACTACAGCATAGTAGGCACGTTTAACTGGATCCGGATCTGGTATATTCTGTTCTGCCTTTACTCCACCATAAGCTTTAGCTTCTTGGTTAAATACAGCAAAAGCTGTTTCCGGGGCGGCAACAAAACTAATTTCAGAGTTTAGTAATGCTTTTTTCTTTTCCTCATCCTTTTTTTCAATTTCTGTGTACCCATCTGTCGGTAGCACACCTGTAGAAGGGTTGCTTTCCTCTATAATTTCAGCCGCTGCTTCATTAGTTGCTAAGGCAGGTTGAAGAAACTTAGCTACGTTTTGTATGTCAGCATTAAAGTCTGCGTCTAACTGATCAAGCTCAGAAAGATTTACAGCACTTTTTCTCATATGAGCTTTACTATCTTCAAACATAGCATAGCTCAGTAGCAACATACTTGGCATATGCTGTATGTAGTCCATAGCATTTGCCTGCTCTGCACCAGCATCAACGAGTGTTTTATACAAGTCTCGGATAGCTTGTAAAGCATTAAAATTATCACCACGATTTTTAGAAGCAATGACTGCTCCGTGTACAACACCAAATAGTGATGATATCTGATCTTCTGATAATCTACAAGCCATTGCTTACTTTGTTTTACATCCTAGGTTCTGAAGAAGATTGTTAAGATTTTGCTGGTTATCTGTACCTGCAGCTTTAGCCGCATTCTCTCCTGCTTGTTTTACTGCAGCAGAATTTTGTGTAAATGCACTTTTAGTATCCTGTGAAGCCTCGACTTCTTTTTTATCTTGCGGGGTTATTTCTATATCTGGGGTGGGTTCCATAGAGACAGCTTTACCAGGTTCAACATTAGAGATTTTCTGAGACAGGTCTTTGGCAGCAATAACTTCTGCAACACTCTGTGAACTACCGGCAATCTTTACACTTACTTCGTTATTGTTTACAGATTTTACAAAGCCTTTTCTACCGTCTACAAATGTAACTATATCACCTTTCTGTAGATCTTTTGGGGATATGTTCTGTAGAAGTTCTCCACGTCTTTTAGCAAGCATTGTAGTTATATCTTTACTCTTAGCTTGACCAGTAGAGATAAGCTCAATAAGATCTATTGTAATTGGTTTACTATCTGCTTTAGATAAATCAGGAAGGTCTTTAATAGAAGATACAGAATCTATAAGTTCCTGAGCTTTTTGAGAACCTGTTTTTTCTGCAGGTCCAGGCTTTTCTGTTTCATCTACTTCAGGAGTAGTTTCAGCAGGTTTAGCTCCTTCTAAAGCAGCTAGTTCTGCGTTATATTTAGTATTTAAAGCATCAACTGCATCTTGATACTTTTTAATGTAAGTAGTTTCATCTACTCCAAGTTTCTTAGCATCATCCTTTAAATTAGCCTGGTTAGGAAGCTGCCACTTATTAGTACTGGCATTCCAAAATGATTTACTAACTAAGTAATTATTGTCTCTATCTACAATAGCAGCAATCTTTTCATTCTTATCTGCATACGCAAATAGACCATTGCCTAAATCTATATAAACACCGTTAGGTAGTGCTTGAGATAAAGGAATGCTGCCTGAGATTGTACCATATAGTGTTTTTTCTATATCAGCTTTCTTATCAGAAACTTGTGTAACAACAGGTTCTGTACGAGCTGTTCCTTGTGCTTGTGCAAGAGGAGAATCGTTAGGTTGAAGAACAGCCGTTGTAGTACTTGTTGTGGCTGGCGTAGCTGCTGCTGCAGGTTGAGCTTTTCCTTTGTTAAACTGAGCTTTAATCCTAGCAGCTCTTGGGGAAATACGTACAAACTCATCAAAGCTCATTTCTGAACCATACTCTTCTATGTATTGATTATAAGCGTCCTCAAGTTTAAGTTGAAGTTCAGGATCTAAAACTTCTGCAGCAGGTGTCGTAGTACTAGTAGTATCAGCTGGTTTAGAGTCTTGAGTAGCTACTGGTTTTTCAACAACTGGGTCAGCTGTAACAGGAGGAGCATCATCTCTAATCTGATCATCTATTTCCAAAATAGCCTGTACTGCAGCATACTTAGGTGAACTAGGATCCAGATCTTTTAATGTACCAGCATCAATAAACGTAGTAGGTTTTTTACCTGTACGTACGAACTCTTGAAGTTCTTCAGGATCCAACATTACTCCCTGAGCAGTTATTGCTTTAATAAGCTCATTCATTTCCATAATACGCTGACCACGCTCTATACGGGTAGCTGTGTCTGCTTCTCTATTTTGAAACAAGTCCGTTAACTTAGCATTTAATCTTTCAGCATGCTTAAAAAGATTACCAGGGTCCAGTAGGTTATTAACTATTTGATTATAATTACGAGCATTACTATTTAGATTATAGTAGTCTAATAGTTTTACAAAAGAGTCATCAATCTTATCATCAAATACGTAATCACTATTTACAGCAGCTATCTGCTTTAAATAAGCTTTATAACTTTCTTTTAAAGGATCAATAGTGTCTTGTCCAAACTGTATAATAATCTGACCGTTCTCTTCTACCTCAGTAGTGTTTGCTTTTTCAAGATGGGTACGAAGCTTATCTCTATAATCCATTAACCGGTCAAGTCTTTCTTTCTTTTGCTCTCCTAGTTTCTTTTGTTCAGGTTCTGTAATTGCCTGGTAGGATTTAACTTCTTTGTCAAGAAGAGATATTTCATTATCAAGAACATCTAAACTTGTAAGGACAGTAAAGTCTGATGAAGAAGCTTTTGATACAGGACGGTTGCTAGCAAGATCACTATATAAACCATTCATTCTTTGTAACGAACGGTCAAAGTTATACTGAGAAGCAATAGCTGTTTTCTTTGCTGCTTCAAATGCTCTGAAGGCAATAGCTTCCTGAGTAAACTCAGGAGTGCCTTTCTTTATCTTGTTAGGTGTAAATGGATTCTTAAACTGCTTACTGATAGTATCATATCTATGTTTTATTTCTTCAGCACGTGATATGATCTCTTGAAGTTTCTCTGTATTTTTAGCTGACTCAGGTGTACCAAGAAAATTAGCAAGTTCTTTACTATCAAGTTTAGAAAGTTCCTTGTAGTTATCTATTAATCCTTCAAATGTTCCGTTGTCCAGAGCAGTAAAGATGTGGTCAAACATCTTTAAATCTTTAGCATCCTGGAATGTTTTAGCATCCCCTGCAGCCTCAGCTTGGTTCATCACATCTGAAGTGTGTTTCTGTACAACAGCACTCTCGTTAGTAGAACTAAAATATTTAAGAGGATTTTTATAAAGTTCATTTAACCCATCAATAGCTTCTTGACGTGTTTTCTGTTTGTTAGCTTTAAATTCAGCATACTTTTTTGGCTGAGCCACTCTATAATAAATACTAGGTACATCTTTAAGGAAAAGATTCTGAGCTTTTCCCATAAACCCTCCCATAAGAAATCCTGAAGCAAAAGTGTCTAGTCCACGAGTAGACGTAAATTCTTTACTGATTGCATCCCACGCATGACCAGCAGCATAATCAAAACCACCTAGTGTAGGATCTTTATATACTCCATCATAGTATGCACTAACAGCATCTGATGTTACATTCTGTAAGTTTTCCTGAATACCCTCAGCAAAGTTTCTTCTAAAGTAACTTAATCCCATGCCAACATAAGCCTTTGGGTTCATTAAGTTATTTTTAGTACTCTTTACCCATCCGTCCGCCAAGGCATCAAAATATCCTGTTCCCTTCTTAAACCCAACACCTTTTTGTGCCATCTCAGCTGCCTCATCCAGGGTCTTAAAACCACGGAACTTAAACAGACCGTCAAGCACAACACGGTTGGTCAGGTATATAGTAGGGAAGTTAATAGCTGTTACACCATAACCAGTATCTTCTGCTTGCTCATATATTCTTTCAAGATCTTTTCCTTCTGGAGCTTTACCGTTGTCTTTCTCATATTTATCCATCAGCTCGTTAATCTTATCTAACCTAGCACTACCACCTTCTAACTTTGATTCAGAAAGTGCCAGATTAAGATCACGCATATCTCTATAGAAAGATCCAAATGTCTGCTTAGCTTTAGCTGCATTACTTGCATTACGAATACTTGCAGTACCCCTTGCCATATCTACAACATCATCTGTAGTACGTGTAAGAGGATTTACAAACTGTAAAGCTCCTTTACCTAAAGTGTAAGCACCAGCTTTTGCTGCTGTATAAAATGTCTTTGCGTCTTGTATTTTAGAAAGAGACTTAGCAAGAGCTACTCCTCCGCTTGCAATATTACCTATAGCATTAGTATTGTATCCTTGCTTTACTCCTTTACCAAAACGAGCAAAGTTTGCTGCTGTTCTCATTGCAGCAATACCACCCATTGCACCTTCAGAAACAACGGTTGCACCAAACAATGCAGCTTCTTCAGCTAAAATACTTAAACCAATACCGACTGTATATGCAGAGTTAAGAGCAAAGTTATTTACCCAAGCTCCTACTCCGGCTAGTCCTCCTTCTCTGCTAGACATCCCTATAGACTGAAGTCTTGCAAAGTTTTCTGCAGTCTGATCATCAGGACTAAAAAAATCATCACCTTTTGCTAAACTTGCCATTGATCTATAACCAGATACACCTCCTTCATAAGCTAGTGATCCAAAGACAGAAGCCATACGACCATAGTCCTGCCAGATAGTAGTGTTCTTATTAAAGTTCTTTTCGTTATCTACAAAAGGAGAAAAGCCCACCTTGTTAAATGTCTCTTTACCATAGCCTAGATAACGATCTACGTTTAGTTTCTTAGCATCAAATTCTGCTACCCTAGCTGCTTGAAACTGGTTACGACTTTGATTAGCCATCTGAGCAATACCGCCACCTTCTGTTAATCCTTTTAACCACTGACGCTGTATATCTGAACGCTTTTTTAGATCAGCCATAGTTACTGGCTTCTTCTTAGCAGGAGGATCACCAGGATCAGTTTGGTTATTTTCTAACTCCTGTAAATCAAAAGCACCTAGTGCATCTGTAGGGTCTGTAACACCTCCCAGATCTAGACCAGCACCTATTGCCTGAGTATCAAGAGTATTTAATGTATCTACTGCCATATTAATTACCAGATAACTGTTTAGGATCTCTGACGCCTTTAAGTTGTGAGTGCTCTCTTATCAACTGCCTGTTAATTCGGAAGTTCTCAAGAGCTTTCTTATATAGATCTATATCTAACTGATCCAGATCAACGCTCAGATCATGTCTATTTTTAACACCCGGTAAGTCTTTAATGTCAAATGTGTCCATTTTAGCCGTTTCCAAATTATAAGCAACACCATTTCCAGTGACCACATACTCACCTTTCTTCTTGTCCAATACTATATTATAGGTCATGCTGCTAGGAATAGTTCTACTAAAAGTACCGTTTCCACTAAGGTTAATCATACCTTCTACAGGAGATATGCTTGTACCTTTCATTGACTGCTTTCCTATTGTAGTAGTACCACTTACATTCTTTGGTACATAAATTGTAATACCGGATCTAACAAACTTGTGATTTTTACCATCTGAGTCCCTGGCAATGTCTGGATTGTCTTTTGTTCCAAGATGTCTGTCAAAATAAGAAGAACGCATTTTAATATGATAGGCATGGTAATTTTCATCACCACCGGATATCGGTACAAAAGAAATATCACCTGTTACACGTTTATCACTATTTTTTTTACGATCAGTGTTTACAATATCATCTTGTAAATCTTGCCAAATTACCTTAACCATATTCTTAGAAGCCTCATCAGTTTCAGACGGAATCTCAACATTGGTTTCATCTAACTCTCCTTGTGCAAAAAGTACATCATCACTACTAGTAATAACTTTCAGTAGATTAATAGTATTTTTCATCTCCTCTTTTACCTGATTATCATCATCAAATGCATCATCCATATCAAACTTATACTGCTGTTTAGAAACAGTTGTTTTGATCCCACCTGCATTATTATCCATTAAACCTTCTGCTGCTGCTTTAATCTTTCTGGTTTTGGGATTCTTGTTATACTCTTCAAACACTCTTCTTAATACATCGTCATAATTCAAATTCTTATATTTGTTAGCAAGTATTTGATACTGAGCTTGCTCAAGCATACCGTAACCTTCTTCACTATTTTGCATTTTAGGTCTAGAGTCTAGTGGAATCGTTTTACCACTTGAGGACGGAGTTACAACAACTCCATACGGAGTTTTAACACGTTGACCAGGCTTTGCCTCTTGAGCCCATTTACCAGCCATAGGGTTTGGCATGTCCGTACGCTGCATAAATAAAGATCCACCAAGAGGTTTAGGGTTTTTCTTTCTCCACTCTTCTAATTCTGTATTTATTAAATTAGCCTGGTATTGTTTTATATCTTTTATAGCCTGATTACGATTCTTAAATTGTCCGTCATCAGTTAACAATAGTTTATGCCAACCGTTGACTTTCATCTTAGCATCAACATTAATAGCTGCATTTTTAATATCACCGAACATTATCTTATTTGCCTCAGCTATATATCCAAAATCATCATCTACTCTCTTTTGTAACTTAAGTAATTCAACAGCCTGGTCGTCATCAATGTCTGGATTTGTAGCAGCCATCTTAGCCTGCTCGTATAGCTGATCACCATATTTTTCTATGAGAGCTGGTATTTGATCTAAGTTTTCAATAGGTTTCCCTTTTATTTTAGGTAAACCCTGTGATAGCTGAAATGCTTGAACAACATAGTTACTTAAATCTTCATTGTATGCTTTATACTGATTTTGAAGATATTTATTATTTACTTCATACAAAGGAGTTTCATCTTTCTTCTGATTCTTTTCAACATAAATATGCCCACCCATCATAGAAGTCACCCTAACACCATCATCTTTTGATGTTGTTGCTGTTTCTTTAGTAGATTTGGTAGCACCTTTTATTGGATCTTCTCCCCCATCAAATGTTTGCATATCTTCCATACAGTTCTTTTTTACTGACCTCCTTTATTTACATCACGAGAATCAAGATCAGAATTGTTTTGATCAACACCACCATTTATAATAGCATTCTGACTATTCTGCTTTTGCTCTTTTTGATTTCTTTCTTTTTTTTCTTTTTCAGTCTCAGGTTTATTACTTGAGTTAGGTTTAATACCTCTTTTAATCTGCTCATCCATAAATAGGACTTTATTAAACTGCCTTAGATTTTCTAAAGTGATAGAACGATTTAAAGCTAGCTGGCTATTAAGTTTAGCCATATATTGAGGATCAGCTTTTGCAATAGATTCTGCATCTTTGTATGCTAAGAGTCTAGCTATCTTATCAGCCTTATCTGTATAACTTGCAAATACTACAGCATTATCTACAGCTGTTCTTAAGTCATCAATATTAGTAAGATCTGCTGTATTTAGTACGGTGCTTTCATTTCTACTGTTTTCTGCAGCTTCTTCTGCAGCTTGAAGTCTACTTACATCCTCTAAATACTTCTTATGCTCATCACTACCAGGTATAATACCACGAGTTGTAATAACTTTTTCCCAAGAGTCTTTACGAGCTCTCAGATCTTTTACTTCTTGTGAATCTGCAACTACCTGGTCTTTCTGCACCTTACCTAGTTGAGAGTATATCTCTTTTAAATACTCTCTTTCTGCAGCTTGTTCACTACCATAAACTGCAGCATTAGCTTTCATAAAGTCCCTACGCTGTACATAAGCCTCAGCTCTCATCATGTCCTTAATAGCTGGGTCACTAGCAAAGAGTGTATTTACCATAGACTGTGTAAGTGGTAAAGCAATATCACCATTCTTCTTGGTCCAGATGTACCCACCATCTCTAACATCTTGTTTAACACTTATACCCATTTCCTTATACATCTTAGTGGCAACACCCATAAGATCAACATTAGGAATATACTTAGGAGTGTTCATAGAAAGAGCACTAGCTCTATCTGCATTCTTAAACTCTTCAGCTTGGTATTGCAAATATTTCATCCCAGTGTCCCAATATTGACGCCTAGTTTCAGGATTAGATGATGTACGCATTTGTTCAGCGTCACTAGCTGTCTGATAATAGCTTTTCGTCCAAAGAATATCTTTTATAATATCCTTGTCATTTTGCAATGGCTCAAACAAGTTTAATGCATACTCCTGGTTCTGAACTAAAGACAGATCCATGGTGCTAGCATTCTTTAAACTTTCTGAAATCTCTTTTAGGTAGGCATCACGTCTTTCTATATTACCATCACGCATTAAAGGTGACTGAAACACTGAATCATAAATTGACTTTACTTTACGTGCACCCTCTGCATATGCGGTACTTCTGAGCATAAGACCACGCTCAACTCTATTCCAATCAGGTTTAAAGTTGGGCTGCTTTGGGAAGACATCAGTAATACCAGGTAAGTATGTTGCCATAAGGTTCTACATATATAATATAAACTAAAATCTGCTAAGTTTAAAACTAAACTTAGCAGGTTTAAAAGACTAGTTGTTACTACCTAAAGAAAGACTTGATCTCCTACGACTGGAAGATTTGGGGAATCCAAAAGCATCATATGACTGTGTATTTGTCTGACGAGCTCCTGTCAAAGCTTGTATAGTCAAACGCTCTGCCATTTGTTCTCTACGCTTTTCATCTTTAATATCTTTCAAGTTGTCATATATATTCTTATACGTAGTGTTTGCAGATGCTCCTAGATTATCTAGACCTCCAGCTCCATTAGTTCCATAACCTGAAGCATACTTAAATATGTCACCCGCATTTCCTTTAAAAATGGTTTTATAGCTTGCAGGATCACGGTAGAAATATGGATCACGCATATTAATATCATAAAGATCACCACGGTTTTCCCAAGCTGCTCCAAACTTATCTGCAACATTAGCCAGATATTCCCTCTGTGCATTTTCATAAGCTTGTCTTGCACGTACAGAGTTATCATAACGATCTTTAGCGTTCATGGTATTATACATTGTCACCTTGTCTTTACGATCCTGTTCCCTGGCAGAAAACTCGTTAAACACACCTACAGATTGTAAAGCATTATTAGCAATAGTCTGACCAACTGCGTCTCCTGTTTTACCAGCAAGGAATGAAAGATTTGAAGCTAAAGCAGAAGCAGGTCCGTATGTTGCCTGTGTATCCCCGGCAATATTATATGTTTGTTGTAACTGTTGAGCCTGGCTTAACCAATCAGGTAAAGCATATTGTCCTTTTTGAAATGCCATGTCTGGTGAAAAAGGCATATATACATTAGGAGGAATAGCTCCAGCAGCAAGTAGATTTGCTACGTCCGGAGCCAAAAATCCAAACGGAGCTTGTCTTGTAGGTCTTAACTCATCTGGTTTTTTTAATGGATCAGGATCTGGATCTTTCTTTTTTTCCTCAACAGGAGGATCTTCCTTTTTAACAGGTTTTTCTTTCTTCACCCAAGCTGGAGCACTAAATGTATGCTGACCAAACTTATCATCCAGACCGTAAGCATCTTTACCACTAAAGTAAGACGGGTCTACATTTTTATTATACCATTCCTGGAACTTGCGTGTTGAACCAACTTTTGTAGGATCCCAATTAGGATTTTGTTTAAAGAACTCAGGAAACCTCTTTTTAAAGTCAGCCATTCGTGCTGCACTAGTCCAGTCTTCTTTTCCATATACACGTTTATTACCAATAGCACTTTGTGTAGCTGGCATGTTTTCATCAAACCCTTCTGGATATATAAGATCGTAATCTTCTTTCTTCTTAGGTTCCAATACTGTTGTCTTAAATGCTGGTTGATATGTAGGCACTGTACTGCTACCTTTCTTTCCTTGAAACTTAGGCATAACATACCCACCATATGCCATTTCAGAGGCACCTAATATGGCTTCACTAAGAGCTGGTGCAGGAAGGCCTTTCATAGCTTCTTGTACCATAGCCAGCTTAGCAAGCATTTCATTATTTTTTTCAAACATACGTTTATCAGAGTTTATGCCTATACTATCACTCTCACGAGTCTTATCTTCTAATCTGGCTTTGTAGTCATTGAGTTTAAACTTCTTTGCTATGGTTGCAGGTGTTACACCACCAGCTTTGTAACTCACACCAAACATTGCTAATATTTCTGGATCTTTAATCTTCATTTTCTTAGTATCTGAAAATATAAACGATCCTGCTGGAGCTTGTTCCTCAGTAAGCTTAGTACCATTGTTATAGTGTCTTTCTCCACCTATAACAAAATGAGTACCGTCTGGACGCCATATAGTTTCTCCTCTTTCAGCTTCTAAGACTTTCATACCCGACTTTTCACTCATAGCATTTGTAGCTGTTTCAGAAGATGAATCTTCCATATCTGTGTACACCTTCCTGCGGCCAAGATCTAAACCATAGTTTGACTGTCCGCCATATTCCATTTTAGGTGCACTTGTAATACGTATTTTCATAGGATTAATATTAGATTGTCCACCATAAGCAAACATACCTTCATTAGGTGTTGGTAGTTTATTAGGTTGAAATACACCAGAGTTTGTCATGTAGTTTCCTCTAAACATTTCAGTAGCCTGGGGATTAAGATTATTCATGTATTGCTGTCCTCTATCTTCATCTAGCTTTTTCTCATTTCCAAAATAGTTAGTAAAAAAATTACCAACATTTATTAGTCCTGTAGCTAAAGCACTATAAGCTCCAAGTTTTTTACCAAACTTATTAAAAGGACTTGCTTTAACGTCCTCAGTTGTGGTAGCAGTCTTTTGACTTGAGTTCATAGGATTAGAAGCTGTTCCCTCATTACCTGTAGTTTTGAAAGCGTTAGTAGGTAAACCTTTTTTACGTCTGTCACTAAACTCTCTCATCTTTTCAAATAATCTTTTTTCAGCTTCTGCCTCTTGTGGAGTGACACACTTCTGTAGTACTGCACTATAAGTTTGACCAGGAGGACATGTAGATGAATCACTAGGTTGATTATAAAAGTTTGCTGGATCATTCTCCCATTCAGAATGCCAACCAACCTGGCTGGGTTCTTCATCACCCTGAAACTTTCTAACACCTTTTTTTGTAATACGTATTTTCATAAGTTAGAGTATTTCAAATTCATAACCTTGAGCACGGAGTTGTTCTAGTTGTGCAGGACTTACTTCCATCTCTTGACCTACAACAGGACCTCCTTGTCTATAACTAGCAGTTGGCATAAACTCAGGAATATATCCTCCATAAGCATAACCTGCATTCCCAGACCAAGTTGGAGTTTTTGATCTCTGACGTCTACCATTATAATCTATATAACCACCCCTACCATATATCATTGAATAGTCTACATCTTCGTCATCATCATCTGCAGAAGAACTTTCTTCTTGAGCAGCAGGAACTTCTTGTTCAGATGATTCTTCTTCATCTACTTCTTCTACATCTTCTTCATACTCTTCCTGAGCTTCTGGCATATCCTGTTGATCCGCTTGAACTATTTCTTGATACATCTGCATAAGAAGTTGCTCTTGTTCTTCTTCACTTCTTTGCTGTAATTCACCAACAATAGCTTCTACAGACATAGCTGAATAATCAGCATATGCTTGTATTATTTCTTCTGCAGAAGGCATGTTTTCCAACTCACCACCATCTTGCCAGGTAGCTCTAGCAAATGCTCTGAAGTATGGATTCTTATCCAGGTTCTTTTTATGACGAGCATAAAAGGCTTTTTTCCTTTCAGGATCTCTTGGATGCTGACCAAGCTTTGAGTCACCAAAGTATTTAACAGTACCATCAGGTCCTGTTACTTTATGTGTTTTTCCTTTTCTATCATTGCTTCTGCTTACAACATATCCACCTTTTTTCATTTTTTCCATTTGCTCAGAAGCTTCAGGACCATACATTAAATAGTCAGATATAGCATCTGCACTATGATCCATAACAGCTAGCTTAGAAGCAATCCACGGATCAAGATTCTCATCTGGTTTTATAAACTTCAACAGCTTACTCATTTTATCAGATACAGCAGCCATCTGACCCATTGCCATTTCACCATTAGCTTCTCCACCATCTGCCATAAACGGATAAGCCATACCACCATATGCCATGTTTTCAATAATCTTAGCCTGAACATATTCAGGGAGGGCTTGAAAACCTGCGTTCTGAGGTTCTCCACCTTGAGCCATAGAACTCATCTTTTGTTGAAGAGCATTACCTGAATACCCTTGAGCTTTAAGCTGTGCTTCTAAAAGCCAATTAGGTTTACCACCATCTGCCATCATTGGTATTTCCATACCATATTCAGCTTTACGCCAGGTTCCACCTTTACCTTTGTACCACTTAGCAGCCCAGCCGTTAGCATAAGCACTTGGATATACATCAAATTTTTGTTTAGCTAAAGACTTAGCTTTAGACCACAGACTGGGGTTATTAGGTTTGTTTGCCATAGGATATATTAATTTCTTTTATGATTGTAGTTAATACGTTGAGATGATGTCTTATTTCTTTTAAACTTAGCTTTCTCAGCAGAACTCATTTCAGATGAAGTCTTTGGAGTTTCAGAAGATACTCTTTTAGAAGGACGACATGCAGGATAACCTTTACGACTTTCTCCTTCTTGTCTACCACAAGTTTTTCCTGTCTTTACATCAACCCACTTTTCAGCAAACCATCTGTCCAATCCACCGTGCTGACCACCTTTGGCCATCATATTAATTTCTCCACCTTGTTTCTTTTGAAAGAATAATGGCAGATTCTCTGTTTTATTTTTAACATACTGCATATAACCACCTGGACTCAAAAAAGATTTAGGATTAATATCATATATATCATATACTCCTTTCTTAGAGTTAAACTTGACATTACCAGATACATTATCAACATCTAAAGCAATACCTTTATCTCTTAACTGTTTTGCTTGTTTAAGAAATAGTGCGTAAGCATCTCTACTTGATAGATTTAGTTTTTCAACATTAGTATTATTAAGATTATCCATAATACTAACTTCATTTTTTGTAGGACCAGTACCTTTCCATACTGACGGAGTATCAAAGTTTTGATATTTAACAGGTATGGCAATATTACCTGTACCTCTCATGGACTGTACACTTTCTAATAACTCAGGAGTCCATTGATTACCAAAGGGTCTTCCCAACTTAATTACACTTTGCGGATGATTTTTAAACTCATACACAGAACCATAAGTACCTTGACCTAGTTTTTTACCAAATGGTGTTTTATCTATCAAAGAGTTTTCATAATCACTTCTACCTTTCTGTAGTTCTTTAAAATCAATTTTCTTTTTTGCACGTAGAATTTCTAATTTTTTATTATTTTCTGCAATAGACTGAACATATTGCGGAAACCCACTTTGTAAATCTATTGTTTCTGGACTTACTTCTTTAGTATATCCCTTCCACCAATGTGGTTTATCTCCTACGTTTTTAAAACCGAAAGGATTAGAAAGATTACGGTTTAATTTATAAGCATTTTTTAAAGCGGTATTCTCTGTAAGATACTTACCTGCAACTTTTGTTCCTTGGTTAACTGCACCTGGAACTTTACCCAAAGCCCCTGCTGCTTTTGGTATCATAGAAGGAGCTACATTAACAACGTCTTCAGCAAAGTTTGCAAAGTTTCCAACACCTGTGTTACTAGGATTGAAGTATCTATTACCGGCATCCATAGTCAGATTGGCAAAAGATCTTCCTGGTGAGGTGAATATACTAGTAGCAACATCAGCAACAGGATTGCCTGTGTTTGTTAGCATGTTAGCACCTCTCAAAATTCTTGCTCTTAATGAATTATCTTTTAACAAATAACTTTGTTCCTCAACTGATTTGTTAGGATTGTAATCAGGATGCATCTGAGTACGATAGCTGTCGTTGTTAACCTTTTCAATAATACTGTTTGCTTTTGCATCTTTAGTTCTTACGGCTCTTCTAGCATGAGCTTCTGAATAACCCCCTTTGTTTATTAATGCTTGAACTTGTTGCTCAGCTTTTTTATTAGATGATTCTTGAGCAGCTATTTGATTAGCAACCCTTCTATCTATACCGCTATTGGTACTACTAGCAACTGCTCTGGGTCTTTCAAAGTTAACCTGACCTCTTATTTGATAAGTTGGTAACTTACTATGCTGACCACCTTTTTTAAAACTATCGTACATAGTCTCAGCACCCAAAGCACCAAGCAGAGCACGATTTGCCATTAAATTTGCATCAGTCATACCTTTCACTTTTGTAAAAGGTTCTATATAATTAACTCTTGGAATATTCCTAGTACCGGAAGGAAGATTAGCTTGTGGACTAAATGGATACAATGGTTGTCCTGGTTTTAAATATTTACTATTTCTTCTGAATTCATTAAAACCTAAGAATGTAGGTAATGCAACAGATGCCGCATTAATTGCAGCATTGTCGTAGTTTCCTTTACGAGTTTCCATACCTGCCTGAAATGCGTCTACTCCACTACCTAACATATTGCCTATTTTTCCGACAGCCTGTCCTATAGGATGAGGTATAAAATTACCAGCCTGCATTGCGTCTGTTATTACATCTGCATAACCCAGTCCTTTGTTAAGAAGTTTTTCTGCTTTTCTCCAGTTGTAAAATTGTTGTCTTACAGCGTCAGGAGTAGATGACCGAGGTTGTAAAACAGGTTGTTCTTTTTTAGAAGCACGCTGAGCATGTTGTTTTAAATGCTCCATCTTTAGTTGGTCAGAAGTCTTCTTTACTACAGGTTTTTTTACATAAGTAGAATTAGACATTATAGGATCTACTACATTAGTGTTTTGTCCACCACTATCAAATCTTTTAAAACTACCTACACCTGGATTAGGAGCAATCTGAGGTTGTTTCCATTTAAACAATGGTATATTATCTGGTTTACTATAATTAAACGTCATAGGCATCTCATGACCAGTAACTGCATTTATCTGATCTTCCATATATTTATATGGTTTAGATGCGTACAAAGGAGATCTGTAACTAAGAGGTACACTATTTTTATTATACAAGTTATCTGCTAACAAATCCTTAGGAGCAGCTTTTATAAGTGTAGTTCTTCTTGGGTATAAAAACTTATTTCTTGGTATTATATACTCATTAGGATTCATTTCAAATCTAGATGTATTCTGACTCTCTTTAAGAGCTACTATATCCTTATCACCTTTAATATTCTTTTTCCAAAAAGGTACTTTGTATTCAGTTAAACGTAAGTCTTTTCCATCCAACAACCCACGATTACTAGCATACTGACCTATCTCTGCAAGACTTGAAGTAGTCCAATCTCCTTTTTCATAAACTTTTTTTGCTAAGTCATTAGCTTCATAACCAAGTTTATTACCCCCAACAGCTTCTACTCTGTATGTTCTTTTAGGATAAATAGCTCTATCTATTTTTTGAGGAATATTCTTGAAAAATGGCTCAGCAAATTTTTCACCGGCACCTGCTATCAATGGTAGTCCTATTGATGTTACATATGGTAGTATTGAATTTTCTTGTTTAGCCATTAACGGAGCAGTACCTAACCCGCCTGCTACAGAAGTAACTAAACTTAAAGGGTTAAGATAGTTATCAAAAAATGATTCATTATCTTCATTAAACCTACCTCTTTGTTCAACTGCTTTACCTTGTACATAAGACTTTTCCCTCCAATCCATTTGATCAAACGTCTTTTTTTCTCCTGTAGGTAAAACATATGGCTGTCCTTGATCAACAGCAGCAACTGCAGATTTTCTATCTGCAACTCTCTCAGCAAGTTCTTTTTTTTGTATTTTATTTTGCTCTGCAATCCAATCAAGTCTTTTTTTGTTAGCAAGCTCTGGAGTATTTGTAGCTTGAATTGGTTTATTATTACTTCCTAAATAATAGCTTTTGGGTGCTCCTTGACTTTTTATTGGCTTACCATATTTTTTTACATAATCTGTAACACTATTAAGTTCTCCGCCAACTTGTTTAATGTGACGTATGTACATGTCAAGATCCTTGTTTTTTCTGAGGATATTATCACGTATATCCATTACACGTTTTCCATACAAAGGATTCTTACGCATATCTATCCCTTCTTTAGGAACAGGTACACCATAAATCTTCTTCATTTTAAAACCATGATAATCCTGCTCAGTTTCTGGAAAAACCTTACCCAAACCATTATAAGTCTGGAATCTCATTTCAGGATCCTTGTAACCAAGCTTATCAGCATATTGCATTTTAGTAGCAATAGCTCTTGCGTATACGTCAAAATCATCTACGTCTCCATCATCTAATTTGCTTGGTATAATTTGGTTTCCTTCCAATAAGTAATGTCCTACTGGACCATCACTTATTTTACCCCAACCAGTCTCTTGAAGATCAATAGCCAAGGCATCATAAGGATCTATACCATATCTTTTAGCAGCTTTAACTATACCATAAATTCTATCACTAGGATATTTACCGGTTAAGAGTTCTACATTAGGATTAATAGGTTTACCAGTTGTCCTGCTAACCTTACGAGAATCTTTTATGTACATTTCTTTAGGTAGTGTAAGTACAACACCTTTTTTCTTTGGTTGTTCCATACCAAACAAGTTCCTAAGATCTGCAGCTATAGATGAAAACCAACCAGTTTCTTCACCACCATTTTGCATTAACGGATATTCTCTTACAGGCTTAGAAGGAAAATAATAATCCTGCCCATCTTTCATATACTGACGCGTACCATCAGGAGAAACACCGATAGCATCAAACCCAACTCCTTTCATAGTAATATGCTGAGAGTTGATATCTGTCACCTGACCTGGTGTTTGCCACTGGTTTTTGGGCGTACGAACTTTCTTAGGCTTAGCTAAGTTGTTCATAATCTGCGTAAGTAGTTTACCGTTGTGACTCATTATCTAGGTGATTGAAGAAGTTTTTGGTTAGATAACTTGAATATTATTTTACTATCCCCACTCTTAAGTTTTCTAAGCCATACACGATTTACATTGTGACGAAACTTTTTACGTTCTAATACAGGCTTTTGATAGTTTACATATTGTGGATTAATCTGAAATTCATATCCGTTAGACCTAGTAAGGAACATTGGAATATCTGCAGAAGTAAACTCCCCACGGTTTCTGGTAATGTCCCAGAACTGGTTAAACCTGTATTTATTTTCTTCTTTAGAATAAAGTATCTTGATAGAAGTCTGACCCACTTGAGGATATGACAACATAGAAACAGGATTAACCTTACTCTTTAATTCCATCTCTAAAAGACCAGATATCTGCTCTGAGTTATAAATCATAGCATAATCAAAAGCCTGATCTAAAACATGAAACTTGTCTCCACACTCATTGTAGTATTTATAAGTTTCCATTAAGTATTCTATATTACGTACAGAGTTAACCATCTGACCTGTAGCTGAAACAAACTCCACTTCAAACGGGTAATCAACACCGTAATAATTGCAGAACAAATCACAACGGCTATTGTGTTTCCAGATAGAGTTACGGTTAACACTCATAAAGTGAGCTTTACCTGGAATAACGTATGTTGGTTTCCAGTCATGAAAACTCAACCACATTTTACTTTTAGGGTCATATGATATAGTCCATGAAGCATCCTCCCAGGCAGATCTATCAGAAAACGGATAGTAGGTTTTTATTCCGTCAATTATTTTATAAAAGCCGTTACTGTCATAAATAAGATCTTTCATTAAAGGCTTGTAGTCCTTTTTAGAAATATAAATTATCTCATTTGTATTGTCATATATCATCTGTACACCAATACCTTGAACAGGGTTATCAGATAATGGATAATCAGGATATACCTTTAAAAGGTCACTAGGAAGATATCTGCTGAACCACCACTTCATTCCATCACGTGAAATCTCATTAAGACCGCCTGCAAACTGAAATACTTTACCTTGGTCTTGGCTTACCCAGAATACACCATATGTACAGTTAAGAGTAGCCCATTTACTTTGGCAAGATCCGTATTCATAACTCTCATCTACATTAACAACATTTTGTAACTGTTGTGCCCCACTAAATAAAGCTCCGTCTCCTATTGTAATCTTAGCACCTGTAGCATCTAGCTTAAGCTCCTCCTGACCCATAAACTGCAGCGGACTCTGCCTTCTCATCATAAACAAAGCACCTGTTCGGTTAATAGGTTTTACAGCAGTGATAGGTGAGCCAAAATCTTTATAGTTATTAGCTAGGTATACACGCCAGCTATCTTTCTTTGCTTCCATTTGCTGTGGAAGAGAGTAGATTACCCTGTCCGGATAATAAGAGTAACAGGTCTCTGCTTTTTTAGGATCAAAGTCACGCGGGAATATATTACCCCAAGTAATCTGAGAACCAAAAAGTTTAGCAACACTTAAAGAGTAATCATATTTATAGTAGTTGCCTTCTTTAATAATATCACTACGAAACATCTGAGGATAGTCTTTATACTCATATGGATCATAGTGACGTTTAGCCGGAGTATCTTCCCAATCACGGTAAGCTAGATTTATTTCACTCTCTACATAAAAGTCACGCACACCGCTATAAAATAAATAGAAATAACCTTGTGCTACAAAAAACAGGGAGCTGTCCAGTTCATCAAGGCTTCTGTTATTAGCTACATTAGAAAATATGCGGAAACTTTGACGAGTAGAGTCAATCCAAAAACGTGGATATGCAATAGCTGCATATGCTCGGTAGTCAAACTCTGTCAAGTCTGGTTCACCCATCAACCAGGTGTTAAAGAAAAAGAAAGAGTTCTTTTCTGTAAAACGATTGATATAAACATCACCACCAAAAAATATCTCACTTTTATATTTAGCTGCTGGATTGTTAGCAGCTTGTACACAATAACTAATTGGCAGTTGTTTAATAGATTCAAGTTGACCATACTGAGATGGGACTGTCACCTTTACAGCTCCATAGTGTCCAGAAATAGTACTCTCCCCCATTCTATTAATTCTACCAATAGAATTAAAACGAAACCTACTATTATCTACTACTGATGGATTGGTTATCTCTCTGTCAATCTTTAATCCAACAAAACCAGAACGGTTTACATTATTGATTGTATGATCAGCGTCAAAGCTATGAACACTATTTCCAATATATCCACTTTTTTCTATTCTGTATCTTCTATAATTCTCAGCTTTAGTAGATGCATTATCATAAAAACCGTGAGAGTCATATTGTAAAGCATTCTGACGTTTTGGAATCATGCCGTATACAATATTCATAATCTGCTCACCAATCATGTTAGATTCCAAGACTGTCATTGCTATAGCCATTGTAGCATTATAAACACCAATAATGGTATTCTCAACAGCAACAACTGGGTTTGGAAACATTACGCTACCACCTGTACCTAAAACTTCAGCACTACCACCAATAGCATAATTTGGTTTCTTAGTAAGACTTAACTTCTTATCATATGGTAATTCCTGAGTTCCTGCTAAAGTAATATTCATATCTTGTGCCATAACAGAAAGCACATTACCAACACTTACTATTACAGAAATAACACTACTAAATATACCGGCAAAGTTTGTCGGGGTTTTAAATTTAGGATGCTTATAAGGATGACTAAAAAATCCTTGGCTTTTACCACTAATTTCTTGATACACTTTTAACTCACTTACACCTAAAAAAGGTTTTGTAAATGATGTATCAGGACTGTGAAAAGATAAATAGTCTTTTTTATATTTAGATAAAGGACTATCTAAACTAGCTTCAGAACGACCTGTTTTTCCTGCTTTTAATTTATCTCTTTGCTCTCTTAGTTTCTTTTTAGCTGCTCTTCGATCGGCACGCCTTTGCCTAGCTTCCTGCCTCCTTCTACGTTTGCCTGCTTTTTCATCCTCCTCATCTTCATCATCATACTGATCTTCAGATGTGTCTGTAACTTGTAATAATTCATCATCATCTGGTCCAATAACTCCCGCAAGACTAGGATCAATTAATGCCACTTCAGAAGTTAAAAGATAGTCAGTATCTAAGTCATTATATGGATAGTTTTGATACAAGCCATTAACTCTTGTACCAGGTATATCATACTCTCTTAAATTATTAAGTAGTCCTTTTGCAACAATAGATTTATTACCCTGGCGTGATCCACGAAGTATTTCGTAACCCACAATAGATAGTATTGGATTACCATACCTATCTAAAGGGTGTGTTATATTCTCAAACTGTACACCAAGAATAGTAATCTTGTCAGATGTGTTATTATAATTGTTTAATAATATAGAAACTGTTTCATCTGGCATCTTGTGATGACGTATAGGCTTACCGCATAATTCTGCCCAGATATCTTGACGATTATCAGGATAGCGTTCTGTAGACTCCCAGTAAGCCATCTTACCGGTAGCTTTAACTAAACCACCATCAGCTAATGTAGATGGAGTAATAGATTCTACTGTACCTGTATTTTGCACCTGCCAACGTTTCTTGTTCTCTACAGTGTCAGCAGATCCAACTGTTTCAAAAGCATCACCACCAAACACTTGTGTTTCTTCACCCGGTAAAGGTGCACGACCAGGAATGTGATAAGAATCCGAACGTTCTCCAGTATTATACACCCAACGAATAAAAAACGAGTATTGCTCGTCTTTCATATATCCAGTGTTATTACCAGCCTTATTATAATAATCTGCAGGATACTCCACTGCCACCCAGCTTGTACGAATCTTATTAGCTTGAGGTTGATAGTTAAACTTTGTTTTAGAATATACACCTACACGAAGAGCGTAGTTATTTACTTGATATATAGCATCAGACTTTTCAATAGGCTCAGTTCTTACTACTACATCTGCAATAGGAATAGAAATTTGCTCATTGCTAATATTGTCTATATAAATAGTTCCCTGGTTAGTAGAATAATAACCAACACGGCGTGCTATAGTTTGTGAGTTTACCTGTGCAACAAGTACTAGTTCAAACTCATCAAAGTTCTTGTCTACATCTACAATTGTTACTTCTAAAGAAGATACTACATTCTGATGGTCAAATAAAGACTGCACTTCACTTAAACCAATATAGTCTGTAATTCTAACTTGATTAATAGTATAAGCAAGACACACCTGGTAAGATCCATTAGGAAGTGTACCTGCACTCTTGCCTTTTTTTATAGTGAGACAAGGGTGTTCTACAAGAGTTGCTATACGGATTCTTTCACAATCCAACTGGTTTGTAAAAGTTTTGATAGCACAGTCATTAACTATCTGGGTAGTATACTTAAAAGGAGGATTATCAAGATCCATAAACCTATCAGGGTTCAGGCCGTCTGACCAATAAACCGGACGATCACAGTCAAAGCGTTTTCTGGAAATACCAGTAATAAGATGTGTGCGTTTAAAGTTTAAACAGGGATCATTTACCTTCTTTGTATAAAGACATCTGCTTTCATCAAAAATTCCAATCTCTGAGTTTTTATCATCTGTTGTAAATACTGCCCACTGATCGTCAGTGAGATGCACACAACCAATAAGATGATAAGGAAGAGTTACACAATGTAAGTTAGCTGGCTCATTACCTACAACCCCTGTCTGACCATCATGTGAATTATTAACCAAGTTTCGGGCATGTGTCCACAAACCCTCTCCAACGAAAGTCTCGTTTATATCTTTTACCATTCCTTTAGTAAAGGAATTAGTAACGGCCCCTGGATTCTGTTTTTGTTCAGCCATGTTTTACTTGTAGCTTCTTCTTTTCTAAAAACTTATAGAGAGATTCTGTGATATGTCCAGCCATCCATGCCTGGGCTTCTTCATCTGTAATCCCTCTGTCTTCTGTTATTCTAACCGCTGCATGAAATATTTCATGAGCTATTGTGTTATGCGTGATGTAACCCTTTTCAATCATAAGGTAGTAAGTATCCATATTTGGCATTACCAACACACCTTCTGCCTCATCTTCAAACTCATCTTTAATATTATACTTCTTATATATTTTTTCTACGCTGTTCTTGACATTGTCTACAACGGCAATTACAAGCTTGCAACCATATGTTGGAAACTTGATAGTAGTAGACGGTTGCCTGGTTTTTTTACCAGCCGTAACCTGACTTGAACATATCGTAGTATCTTGCATATTGAGCCTTGCGGTTTGTTTCCCAGAGCTGCTTCATTTCAGCAAAGTCCGGAGTGTTAACAATAGTGAGAGCATTATTACGGGCTGCTCTTAACCTCTGCTCAACAAGCTGCATCTTCTGTGACACTTCTTCACCGTTCATGTACAAGTTTTCTAGGATACGCTGCTTGATAGCATACTCATAGTACTCATTGATCATTGGATGATCTAGTACTAAAAGGTTTCCTTCATGATCTTCCAATGCACCCTGATAAGAAATAAAAAGTTTTCCTTCTTCTACATTAGTGTAGATGAAACCATTCTTTATGTATCCGGCTTTATGAGATGTACTAAGAGCATCCTTTCTTCCACTTACAGGATCAATATGGATTCTGTCAAAGGTTTCATACGTTCTGGTTTCATAAGAACGTTTCTCCACCACCTGTACAAATATGTTTTCACCGGTCTTGCATTCTACAGCATATGTTTTTTCACAACTGCAAGTAGGATCAGGAGCACCACATTTCTTACATAAGTTAGAAGAAAGAATAATGTTTTCTGTCTGGCGGCCCTGGAGTACAGGCTGAGATACTGTGTACTTACCACACAGCATAGCATAGTTTAGTACATAGAAATCATCCGGCAGCTTAGTCTTGCTTTTCTCTATATCTAAAACTTTCTCTTTAGTTCCATGTATTCTTAAACCAAGATCATAATTTACTCTCTGGGCAACTTTAATAAGCTGACCAGGTTCAATCATACCCTCGTTGTTATACTGAGTAAAATCTGTAGCTACCTCGTTAAGCAGCTCATCAAACGTGCGGTATTTCGGCTCTGTTTTCATGGCAGTTAACGGGCAATATTTTGTTTGTCATTAATAGGATCAGGAGTAATACTTAACATACCTGTAAGATCTTTGTATACAGCAGCCTCAAGTTCACCAAGTAAGTAATCAGGGACATTAAAAGTTTGGTCTGATTTTACTACGCAGCTGTCTGCCTCACATGTAAATGCAGATATGTCATCTTCAAACACACCTTCTATACGTACAGCATCCCATTCCAAATCAGGGAAATAGATATAATCATCCAGATACCAGTAGTACTTAGTCTTGTTGTATTTGAAGTTCTTACTCTTAGACATTGCCAGGTAAGAACTCGGAACTGTAGGTTGCATTTCTTGTGATCCATCTAAAGAAGCTATGGTACGAATCAACGGACCCCAGTAGCCCTGCATAAACATGGGCATCTTATCTTTCGTACGCTTTATCTTACAGTCAGAAGTAAGTCCTGTGCATCCTGCTTCTATCTTATCTACCTCAATTAATTCTACAAAATCCATCATTTGCAAGACACCAGAAAAAGACAAAATCCTATTCTTAGAATCTTCTCTCTTAAGTAACCATTTAGAATGTTTATTTACAAAAGAGTATATAACTCGGTCAGTCAGTAAAGCATCTTGCCTTACTGCTTTTACCTGAGAACGAATTCTTGAGAGTACATCTCCAATGGTAGTTTTCATAGGTTAGTCCAGATTAAACTCGTCATACTCATCTAAGAGTCTAGCGGTTTCTTGTTTCTTAAAGTCTTTGAACTTCTGTTTACGAAACAGTAAGCTCACCTTAACCAGGTTATCCACCTGCACATATTTCTTCCACTCTGTAGGATACGTTTTGGCTACGGTTCTTTTGAAATCACGAAGACCGGTAAAACCCCACATCTCGTGATGCTTAAACCGATACTTAGTTTCAAAGTTTGTGTAGAATATCTTAGCTACATATTGATCAGATTCCCAGTTTTGGTTCTGCACCTTTTGACCATACTGGTTACTCACCTTATAGTTAGGATTGTCATTCTGTTTTCTAGGACAGGTTCCTATAAACAAATAACCCAGTTGTTCGGGTAACTCTACCCCATCCCGGTTATCTATGACATGCTGCCATATCTTTCCGTTAAAGGATGATATTACCTGTTTAAACTGGGTGGCAGTTAAAGAACTAAACCTAGAGTTCTCTTCTATAAACTTATTGTAGACATCAACGTTAGTTAGGTTTAGCTTTTTAGGGCGGTACCTAGGAGCATTGAGGTCGGGTTTTTTATAGTTTGTGGCCACAAGTTCTACATTAATAATTTACGTAAAATCCATGAAGTTTCCTAGTTAAACTTGTAGAGTTTAAGCATTGTAAGTAAACTCTGAAATCTTACCCTTATGGTAGTCATGTACTTCCATAAGAGCCTGGCGTTTAGATCCTGTAAACTTGTTGTGATAGTGCCAGTAATCTGATTTGGAAAGAGAAGGCAAATGCTTTATGGCAAAGCCGTGTATCTCATTATCTGTAACGTATTCTGTAGTCTTCTTAGAATGAAAGTGTCCGGTATAACAGGTGCGGTAGATAGTACTCCCCCAAAACAATGGGAACTCAGTAGCGTAAACCAGCGGTGTCCATTTCTTTGTTACGTCTCCATGTTCAAAACCAAAGAAGTTGGCTCCGTACACTTTTACTTTACGCTCTGAATACTCTACATCAAAAATGATGTTTTCATCTTGGAAACATTTGCTTAAACCATGAGCCAAGTGGTAAGAGCTTAAGCGGTCATGATTACCAGGTAAATAAACTACCTCAAGCTTTTCACAAAACTGTTTTAGATAATGTACAGACCAGTGTAAAGCATCAAATGCCTGGTTGTAAGCATCCTGAGCACGCATGTCATTATCTACCGGGGTGCCTTTGGTGGTCTGTCCCATGAACGTATCCATATTTAACAGGTCACCACCAAAGACATAAATAATTTTTTCAACCCGGTGGCTCATGTACGCCCTCATTGTGAGGTTAGCAACGGCGTCTTTAAAATCTTGTATTACATTTCCGTTTCCTTCTTTACCAAAGTGAAGATCCTGTATAGACAGGATAGCCACTGTACGATTTTCAAAATTTGCATTTAGATGCACTTCCTTTACAGGAGTGTAAGAAGGTTGAAAATTCTGTAGTGTTTCTTTCAGCAGCTCTTTAGGTTCCAGTTCTTTCTGGCTAACCTGGGCTGAAATAAGCCAGTAGTCTTTATGCTGCTTATTCCAATAAGTAGATAGCTTCCACTTCTTGGTATCTATCTTAAGTATTCTTATGATTTCTTCCGGACTCTTTGGCTCCGAGAAAGCTATTCCTTTTATCTCTGCTGTACCTGAATCTAGATCTTCTCTAAACTCAACTACTCTTTCCCGGTTCTGGTTAATAGCATCAATTAGATTTTCTTCCAGGTCAGATATATACTCATCTTTAATCTGTTCATCACTTATTAAATCAAGCATCCGTTTTCCTGCAAGATCTACCAGACTGTTATCCAACTCCGTCTGTAAAAGTTCTCTAGTTTGTAGAATTTGTCTTTTGATTTCTTGGTATTTTCCAAGAGAAATACCTAACTTTGACGCACACCACTCATCAGTCTTTTTCCATTTGAGTGAGCCGTACACTTTAGAAATAAGGTTCATAGGGTATTGGATTGGTATACGGTGTATGAAATTAGTTCTAATATGTAGAACTTACACAAATGTTCTACAATATTTTTCCACATGATGTTAAAAAAGAAGCCCCTATGTAGAAACAAAGGGGCTTTGTTATGTCAGAGGAAACCAACAAAACCACTGACTTTTTATATTTTATTCTTGAGGTTGATTACCACCACCGCTACAGTTTTGAACACAGGTTGCATAATCTGTGTAAGGTCCATCTACTGTTCCAAGACACTCACCATTTACGCATACCCATGATGAAGCCCCGCCACCGGATCCTCCACTACCACCACCTGCACAAGTCGTGCAGTCTGCGTGTGTTGATATGACATCATTAGTATTTACTGTGGTTGTAGGAGAAATATTATCAAAACACTGAACAGTGTTGCCACAAGTAACACAGTTAGCTTTAATAATCACATTAGCTGAATCCAAATTAGCTGTAGTAGAGCGGAATGATTCTGTAATATTGCCGCTACAAAGAATACCAGTATAGTAATAATAGGTTGGACCAGGAGGTACATAATTACATCCCAGAGTAACATCCCAAGAATCATTAGTCTGGTTGTTTGGATCAGCACCGCCAACTTGAACTCTAAGTTCATACTCTTTTGTCTGATCGTAAGTAAATTGAATATTTCCTGTAGATGGTGTGTTGTTACTAGCACCCCAAGGACCAGGATAATTAGCTGTACCTGCCCAGTTAGAAGTTACAGTGATTGTAGAATCAGTAACATTATAAATATCAAAACGGTTAATTCTGTCTACTACGTTATATGCAAGTGTGATAGTGCTACCGTTCTGTACACCAGTAAAATCAAGAACTACAGAAGGATAGATATAAAAGTTCATGTTGTCAACAGTACCCTGGTAACCACATCCGCATCTGAGAGGTACACCTAAACCGGTAACAGTAGTTGTGACAGGCTGACTTTGAAATCCGGGTCCACACTGACTTTCTACTGAAACATTAATATTTTCACAAGCAGGAACATTAAAAATAGTTACAGGTGAAGTTGCAGCATTAGGAGAAACAGTTGTGTAACTAGTATCAGAAGCCCGCTTCCACTTTACCACATATCCAGATGCAGGAGCAGGGTTAGCTGCATTAAATGTAACTACAACATCTCTTGTTGTACTACAAGTTAAGCAGTTATTATTAGTGCTTCCGGGAGGTGTTGTAGGTGTAAATGCCATAGTCTTATTTTATTAGGCGGTACATTGTGTAGTTCTAGTAAAAGACCCACCCGCAACAGAGCCATCTTTTGCACAAACAGTAGTAGGTGAGTTTGCATTATTAGAAACAGTTATTGTTTGATCTACTTGTCCGCAAGGGATATAAGTATAGTTACCCGTGTTTATAAGTATAAAGTTGTAACAAACACTGGTTCCTCCAATAGCTGAAAAATTAATAGGAAGACCAAAACTTCCATTACCACAGTTTGCCTGTATTGTTCCTTCAATATTTAAACATGCTGGAACTGAAGATATCACTACTGGATTACCATACTGAGTAACTTCGTTCCAGGCTATTTCACCAACAGCTCTCCACTTAACTAAATATCCATTAGCTGGTGGAATATCTGGAGCTACAAAAGAAACTTGAAGTGTTTTAAAAGTTGAACAAGACATACGTTAGGTTTTTATACTATAGTTCCTGTACCAGAAAGTTTAACAGGAGAAGTAGCAAATGCTTGAAATGTTTTAGGAGATCCCTGTACAATTGTTATAGTAAAGATCTGATGATCAGATCCTACTGCTCTTATAACTGTAGCACCGCCAGACAAAGGAGTTGTAGGGGCTTGAGATACTGTAAATGTAGTGGCATTAGTAATACCAGTTACAGTAGTGTTTGCAGCAAATACACCAAGACCTGAGGCAACCGATACAGTCATTCCTACAGCAAGTCCGGTTGTAGATCCTACAGTAATAGTAGCTGAAGCATTTGTTGCACCAGCTGTAGATGTGTAAACAGGACCAAGACCTAAATAAGACACCACCATAGGAGTGGTAGTTGTTGATGTGGCTGTATAGTTAGCAAGAGGAATAGGATTAGCAAGCATAGGGTTGATCACCTTATGCATCTTTAAAAGCATAGTCAAGAGTCTATCCTGGTTTAGAATACCAAAAGCAGGAAGATTGGGTCCTGTATAACCGGAACACTCTACCCCCAACACTTCCTCACAAGGTTCACCTTCTATACAAGGAGGTAAGTTGATTGCAAGATTAGGAGGGCAATCTGCACAAGGGTTGCAGTTTACCAAAGGAAGAGTATTATTGTAGCAGCCGCATGACATAGCTTAATATATTAAAGTGTTATTTTATAATTACTGTTGAGGATTACCTCCACCACCGCTACAGTTCTGTACGCAAGTTGCGTAATCGGTATAACCTCCACCTACAACTCCAACACAGTTTCCGTTAACACAATCCCAAGCAGAAGCACTACCTCCACCACCGCCAGAACCTGTATCAATAGCAGCACCAACATTAGTTGGAGCATTACAAACAGGAGTTGCGGTAGTAGTAGCATTAACAGCAGTACACTGCTTGTTAAAACTTCCTGCAATTATTGTTACTCTAACTTTATAACTAGTTGACTGAGTGAGTGTACTAAATGTTCCTGATACTGTTCCAGTAACTGAAGGGCTTTGAGTTTGAAGTACTGTGGTTCCAGCTGAATCAAGAAGATGCACGGTATAACCAGTGGTAGATCCACCAACATTAGTAAAACTATAGGCCACAGTAGTATCTGTAGGTGTAATAGTTACTGTAGGACAAATCAAATTTACCTGCTGAGTAGACAAACTAGGAGCAGGCGTTCCACCTGTACAGTTGGTAACAACTCTAAAATCGTATATTTGATTATCTATCAATCCAGTAATAGTAGCACTTGTTACGTTTCCAGCTACATTAGAGTGTGTAGTCCAAGTACTAGCTGATGCCAACTTATATTGTACATCTTGTGAAGCTGCACCACCTCCTGTTAACCAGGTAAGATTAATATTCATATAGTATGTTTATTTAAATTAATGTAGCAGTTACAGAGGCAACAACCGGACAAGGAACCAGTATGGTTCTAACAGTAGACTTATTGCATTCCTTACCATCTTTAGTGATACATCCATTCACTGTTATAGTGTATGTAAGTGATGTATTTAAAGCTGCTCCGGATACACCAGATCCAGCTACAATAGCAGTGAACGTGTTATTACTGGAAGCAAGAGATACAAGATCAACCCTAAAATCTTTACTAGTAGTTCCGTCAGAAATAGTAACCAAAGATCCAAGCTGACTGCAGTTAGAGAAACCGGCAGGAATAATCGTACCAGGGTTGAAATCCAAGTATACTTCCTGACGTAGATTATTTGCAGAAGCAGTGTAACCCAAAATAAATTGAGTACAATCAACTTGAGAACAACAGTTCTTAAGATCATTTATAGCAGCTCTCATGTCACAAACTGTAATCCAAAGATTCTGAAAAGACTGAGCAATATTAGTTATGCTGCCATTCCACCCTGCAACAGATGATAAAGTTCCTGCTTGACTAAGTGCGTTTTGTGCACCCAGGTTTGCACACTGCTGAGCAGCAGCTGCTGTAAGTGCATTATTTGTACCAAGAGCATTTCTAAGTAAGCAATACTGAGCTTCTAGTTCATCAAGAACAGTATTCATTGCAGTAGGTACAGCAGGTAAAATACAATTAGGAGTAACTTGAGGAAGAGTTACACCAGGAGCATTTTCAAGAGCAGTAATCCTAGTATTGTGACTAGCTATTTGAGAAGTATGCTGGTTAACTAAAGTGTTAAGCTGGCAAACTTTCTGAGCAATAGTTAAAGAGTATTGATTATGAATAAGTTGTGTAACTGTCTGCCCCTGGTTGTTCTGATACTGTAAGCAAGTGGGCAACGCCAAAGTAGGCTCAGTGTAACTAGTTCCAGGAGTAATTCCTGCAATAGTTGTGTTAAGACAACACACCTTTCTAACAATGAAATCCAATACTGCTGACAGGGTCTTTTGAGTAGGAGCAGGATTACTAGCAGAACAAAAACTAACCAGGCAGGAAAGATCCAGGTCAGTCAGATCGTATGCATCAGCTATGTTGCACAGATCGGTTGCCATTTTATAGACTACGTCAGATACAGTGTCACCGTTGCAAAGGTTAAGGCACGGGATAGCAGGACCCTGCCAAACGACACAATTGGAAGATACAGGAGAACAACCCTGCTCAGCAGTATTGGACTTAGTAGGTAACATAGGGTATAGAATATTATAGTCTGGTCAATCCCAGGTTTAAGCTTAAGGTGTAGTCTACAATATAATATACTGAATTTCTACAAGAAAAACAAAAAACCACCCCCTGAAAAGGAGGTGGTTAAACACACTATATATAAAATGACAGACTAGTCTACAGTAACCAAGCGGAAAAAAGTCTCGTAGTTCTCTGAAGTTTCTACCTTCTCAAACTCATTGAGTTTGAATCCTTTATATTCTACTTCCTTTTCAGTCTGAAGCAGCTCGTTAAACTCTGTCTCAAAAGACTGGAAGTCAGGGTTCATTTTTTTCTTACTCACCTTGCTACCATCTTCATTAGTAGTCTCAATAACTTTACCATCTTCATCAACCTCGTCTACAAGCATAGGAATCGTAAATCCACCCTTTCCATCATCTTTACCGTACTTACGGATCAGGTCGTTCTTAAGTTCTTCAACAGCTGCCTTCTCAGCTGCTACAGCCTTGCCAAGTGAAGACAACCAATACTTAGTTATTAAAGGTAGTTTTTCCTGGAGCAATCCCTGAGACGTCTTGGCTCCAGTCTGTGGGTTAACAACACCATTAAGTTCTGCGTCTAAGTTATAGAACTCAAACAATTTAAGTGTGATTTTTTCCATGGGTATTAGATTATTAGTTTAAACTTCTACAAATATAGATATATATTTGTAGAAATTATAAAAAATATTCACAGGTTATACACCTTTTAAATAAACTCCTTCCTAAAAAACAGTGTCTATATTAATAATTAAGTGTAACATGCTGTAATTGCAGAACTGTACCCAGCACAAGAACCTCCATTAAAGACAGCAGATAGTATTTGATAACTAGTAATTGGTTCTCCTGTAGGAGTAGCAAATACCTGACTAGATCCTACTGTTATAGAAGTATTAGCAGTCCCAGAAAGAAAATTAGTATCAGTATAACTATATTCTATATCAATTTGACAACCTGTTGTTACAAGACTACCAGATCCTCCTGAACAATTTAAAAGAGATCTAAAACGTAATTGTTCTGATAAACTACCCGCCAAATTTACTCCAATAAATAAGGAAGCATTACTACAACTAAATACAGCAGTGACAATACCACTTGCGTTTGCTTGGTAAACATTATCACCTACTCTATAAAACCCAGCTGGTGCGGTTATATTTAATTCATAGTTTGTGTATAAAACACAACCCATACCAAGTGGATCACAAACTGAATATATCTCAACACTAGAAAAAGCCATAATACAAATTTATGATTGAGTAAAAGTTGCTGTTTTACTTACTGGATCATAGTTTAAATAACCAAGTGTTTGAGAATTTGCAAATGATATTGGATTACTACCCCCTGCTTCTGCTCGATTAGCTAACACAATAATATTTAATTTAACAAAGTCAGTTAAAACACTTCCACCACCGGGAAGCATATTAAACTGTGATCCAACTGTAGGATTACCACCACTAAATGCATAAAATTCAACAGTAATTTCTCCAGTCAAACGAGCACCAAACCACCATGCATTCAATCTAAACCGTATTGGATTATCAGTTATTCCTGGATAAACATTTAAAAGTTTTCCGTAGTTAACAGAAAAAGCTTCTACTCCTGAAGAAGTGTTATCACCATTCCAATAAACAAACGCATCTTGAACTAATGTTGTATTATCAGGAACAGTATTAGATCCTTGAGCATAACCGATAGTATTACCTTGAACACCTCCTATACCAGTATTACTAAAACTTGCAATAATATCTAAATCACTACCTGAAGTAGTTGGCCAACGAAGACGAACAATTACGTAGTCATGACTAGCTAATACAGGAGTGCAAGCAATAGTACCAGAACATGCCTCTTGATAGCTTAAATTACTGTAACCTGTGCAGTTATAATAAATACATGGAATGGTATGATTATACGCAAACCATTCAGATAAAGAAGCTGGATTAGTTGCAGATGGTCTAAATATACTACATTGGTTTATAGGAGAATAAATTCCATCCTCTGCAGTATTGAGACTAACCTCTGCATTAGACGCCCTACCCAGTTCTGTGTTTATTTGTGATAAACTTATAGGATTACCTTGATTAGGAAGTGCCATAATTTATCTATTTTCTCCTAAATAATTAATCTGCTCTTGTAAGTTATCTATCTTAGCTTGTTGTTCTTTGATAGCTTCTATGAGTACCCCTACAATATTACCATAAGATACACCATACATACCGTCATCACCCTGGTTAACTACTTCAGGTAATACCTCAAGAACTTCTTGAGCTATGACACCGACCTTACGTGATTTGTCTTCAACATCAGTACGGTTATAAGTAACTCCTCTTAATTTGGAAACTATACTTACAGCATCTTGAACAGTTTCAATATTCTCTTTAACACGTTTGTCAGAAAAAGCAGTTATATCTCCAGACGCTACAATAGCACCTGCTACATAAGTAGCTCCATTAAGATAAACCTTGTAAGAAGAACTTGTAGTAGCACCACCTATAGCCACACAATCATTAACAGCATTATAATACCAGTACCATTTACCAATAGATTCTTTGTAAGCTCCACCACTACCATTAGCGTCAAACATAATACCATTGACACCACTATATCCGGAGTAAATACCATCATAGCCAGCCTTGTTACCTAAAATTTGAAACTGTCCGTAAGTACTTGTTGTGTTCACTTGAAAATGAGCTCCGTAATAATTTGGCCAGTACATACCGTGTGTACCGTTCATGGCAAACCATGTGTTCACGTCATAATAGTTACTAGCATTGAATACACTATTAGGTGCATTCATGTTACCAGATGTCCAAACCTGAACCCATGGATACCAAGTTCCTGATTGTACTCTTCTAATCTTTAAATCATCTCCCCAAAAAGAGTGAGCAAGTTGAAATCCATAACCATCACCAGGTCCTGTCCATGCGTTACCAGCAACATTAATCCAGTTCCACCAATCAGTTGTTGGCATACCTGTTACGCCTGAACCAAAATAAAACCCTGATGGATTAGTTGAATCAAGTCCATTTGCAGTATCATTTGTTTTGGCAGTAGATTTACCTCTAGCCCCATCACCATAAACAATTCGGCTTACATCAATACCACCTACTGTAGCAGCATTACCGCTAATACTAATTGCCCATGTACCACTTGCTCCTGAACCGGTCAAACTTGGAGCATAAGCTGTATAGTTACTACTGTTAAGATAGTAAACCCAGTTACCAAACGTTCCATTTTGTACATTTCTTGTAGCAAGACGGTTTGCATTATCTTCCCATCCCCATGCTACTTGGGTGCCCCACAAAGCACTTGAATTATAATGTCTAAAGTTTTCAACAAACCACCATGAACCACCTGGACTATTAGATATACTGGCATCATCTCCCAGATATCTATACGTACCGGCAGCAGTATTAGAAAAATCTGTGTTATAGTTACCAGAAGTACCACCTCTGCTAATAAAGTTACTACTACTCAAAGATGTAGCTGTAGCAGCATTGCCACTAATGCTTATTCCCCAGGTTCCGGAAGCACCTGTTCCTGTAAGAGTTGGTGAGTAAGAATTATAGTTACCAGCGTGTAATAAGTTATACCATGTTCCCCAAGTAGAGTCAATACCTTTTCTTAATCTTAAACCAGGAAGTCCTGCACCATCCTGTCCACTTTCGTTTATAAACGCAAGTTGGTAAGAAGAGTCTCCTGTACTTACAGTGGTACCAGTCCATGGAGTAAATGACATTACACCAGCATAGTTTCCTGTTCCACCAACAAAACTTGCTCCTACAAAATCAAAGTTTACACTTCTTGCAAGAGTAGTAGGAGTTCTGTTTGTAAGATCTCTTGGTCCATCATTAAATACTATTCGTAAAGCATCAGTGGCAGAATACGCACTTCCTGTTACATTAATAGCCCATGTACCGGACGCCCCTGTACCTGTAAGACTTGGAGCATAGGAGTTCCAATTGGCGGCATGTAAAGTTTGATTACCGTTTACAGTGACATTAAATGCATTAAAGTTTCCTACAGCATCAAATGAACCAAGTGTAGTATAATTAAGAGTTCTTCCAGCTGTTCCACTAGGGGCACCATAAAAAGTAAAACCACCATTACCAAATACCAGATAACTTGAAGTGTCAGTACCAGGTGCAATCCAACTACCTCCTGTTGTGGTGTGACGAACATTATAACCAATACCAGAATAGCTACTTCCTGAATATCCTGCTACTACCCCCCTACCTTCATTACCTGCAGATCCAAGGTTTACATTGTAACTACCAACGTTAACATCCCAAAAGTTATTAGCTCCTATAGAAGTAGTTGTAGTATTTCCTCTTCCTGTTACTGTAGCAAGAGTCTCAGAAGCTGCTGTACCTGTTACGTTTATACCCCAGGTGCCGGTTGCTCCAACGCCTGATAATGTAGGAGAATACGAGTTATAGTTTCCACTATTTAAAAAAGTAATCCAACTTGTCCAGCTACCTTGGTAACGACCTCTCATTTTAATGTCATTACCCGGAAGACCATATGCAATAGCAAGCTGAGTTACGTTACCTGTACCATTCTTACTAGAATACTCTAAATTAAAGGGATGGTAATAACTACCAGCAAGACCAAAACCATTTGTAGCATTACCTAAAAGAAGTGTAGCACTTGATCCAGGTTGTGTATTTGAAACATCATTCCAGTCCAAAGTTCCGGAAGTGGTTGTAGCTCCAAATAAGTTTTTAACAAAAATAGTGTTTGCAATAGCAGTGGAGTAATCACCTATAGCTTGTGTAGTAGCAAAAGAAGCATTAGTAGCATTTGTAGCTGATGTTGCACTGGTAGCTGTGGCTGCGTTACCGTTAAGTGTTGCTGTAATAGTTCCTGCACTAAAGTTACCAGAGCCGTCACGAGAAACAAGAGTGTTTCCTACATTAGAGTTAGTTTCATATCCTGCACTACTATCATTTAATAAAAGAGTAACTCCGTTGGTAAATCTAAATACACCTGGACTGTCTCCATTTCTAACACATAGTAATAACCAGTTATAAGGTACTGTAACGTTAGCAGTATAACTTACCACTCTAAAGTTTGCTGCAACACTTGCGTTACTACTTCCAAACGGTAAAATATAATACAAAGCTTCCCATGCTGCCAGCGGTATACCAGTAGCTCCTACTGTTTTATTACTAGCTCCACCAACACCTGTTATTACAGTACCAGCTGTTGGAACATTAATATCAAAAAATCCAGAAACAGCTGATGTAGCTGATCTTCCGTTACAAATAACAATTAATCTATTGGTCCAGTTTATATTACCAGAAGCGTCTACAGATATAGTCCCACCACCGGTAATATTCATACCAGCACGAAGACCAGGAACAATAAGATCGTCTGTCTCTGTTTCTGTAAAATATCTATCATCATGAATATGAGATGACAACGAGTAGACGCTAGAATTTAAACTACCATCCGCCATTACAAACTGAGCAGATGTACCTGTAATATATGATATTGCTGTACCGGCTGTTCTAACAAAACCAGTTCCGTTTAATATAGTAGGAACACTTGCAGAAAGAATATTACCAGAAGCATCAAAAGCAAGATAACCAACAACAGTTCCTGGAAAAGACGAAGTAGTTAAATAGCCTGTTAGTTTCAACTGTCCAGGAATAGACAGCTGTGCAGGTAACGTTACATTACCTGAAGCATCATAACTAACAATGTTATTAATATTGGACGTCCGTCTCTGTTTGTTCATTGCCATCTTGCCAAAAATTGAATGTTAAATATTACTCACTAACCAATACCAAATTAAGTTTATCAGCTACATACGCATAAGCTGCAGCATTGCTATCATCCCAATCTTGGTAATCTTGTCCAGACATATGCACTGAACCTGATGATACTGGATATTGCATTACAAGTCCACCCTCTTCTAGCGGTTGTTGAACATGTTGAAGTGAATAGCTAAATGTAGCTGTAGCTTGCATATCATCATACGATATGTAACATGAAAGTTTGGTAGCAAGTTTTGCTTCTCCGTTGTTCCAAACTGAAATAGGCTCAATAGTTCTCATAGTTTTATGTTTTATTTAAAGTCCAAAAAATCCAAGTGTTCCCATAGGGTCAAAGCTTGAAGCCATTACGTTTACAGCCGACTCTCTAAGTCTTACCATAAATGCCGTACCTGTATGAGATGCTGCAAGTGTTGACGCATATACCGGAGCTGCTGTAGACGTACCAGCTGTTGCAAGTCTGTATCCACCACTCATTGCCATCTGGTCACGGTTGGTATTAACTAAGTCGTTTGTTGGTGACTCTGTGAACGTACCAAATGTTACACCTGTTGCAGAAATAGAAATAGCAGACTGAGTACCTGCGTCAGAACGTATAGCCGCATAACCTACCGCCATATCATTGGTTGTAATACCAAAATTGGTAGATGCTGTCACACTAAATCCAGTACCTGCTGTAGCATCCCCACCTCCCGCTCCTACTGGAAAATCCCAGAATAAATTAGCATCTTTCTGAAACACAATAATAACACCACCAACAGCTTCGTTAGCAGTTTCATTCACAAGAGGATTTGTCTCTGATCCAGTATGCACCTTGTAAAATGCAGTGACTCTCATAGATCCAAGGTCTGTATCTGACGCAACTGTTCCATTTGTTGCAAATCCTATAAGAGTCCAACCTGCTGGCATTGTTTGCACAGAGTTATACTCTTTACATCCAACAAAACACAACATTATGTCTCCCGCTACTGCACCAGCAGGAATAGCAGGTGTAATAGTAGCATTACCAGCACTAGCATATGCACCTGTTGCTCTTATAGATATTGCCATATACCTTAGAAATAGTTTGAGTAAGCACCTGTCTGAAGATCATCAATAATCTCCTGGTCAGTCATAGTATCTGGATAAGTGAAAGGACTTCTTGATAGCTGAGCCACTCTCACACCGTTGTCATATACATTACATTCTGCTATGAGATTAACGTTTCCGTTACCGTCAGCTACCTTATTAAATAGTTCTATTATTTTTTCCATAGGTTATGGTATTTCGTATCCTTGTACTTGAATATATACGGTCATTGCTGCGGAAGTAGTCACACGCAGTATATGATCAGATGTTGTAGAACAGAAAGGACTTTTTAAAGCTTTTACAACACCCGGTCTAGCAGTTGTAGAGGGAGCAAATTCACCTCTAAACAAAACAGGATCTGTACCAGCAGAATAGGTAGTATCTGCAGAAGCTCCCTGCCAAACAGTAACTATACCAGCTGTTGTGCCACCGGTAGCAATAGTCAAATCAGTAACAACAAACTTTCTGGTAGATGTAGGTGT